AGGAGCATTTCGTTGGCGTACAGCGCCGATCTGGACGCTTCGTAGTGCGTGCCTATGCCCATCGCTTGCCGACGCTGTTGGCGGTCGAGTGCAAGTGTGTGGCCTACGTCTCGGCATGCGTACTCGCCCTCAAGACCGACAGGTATTTCCGCGTGACCAAGCTCATCGAGGTATGCCCGTCGGGATTGTCGTCTCTCTTTTGCCCGCGACTTTATCCAGTCTTCGACGGCGTCTTTCATTTCCAGTGAGTCACCGTAGGGCGACACGCCTAAAGCCATGACCACCTTCTCAAGCTGCTTAGGCTGAAGCTCGTCGATCAAATACGCCTGAATCATCGTGTCGTGTAGCTGCGTCCAGCGTGGGACTTCCCAGCCGCCTGCGCGTGCCATGTTGATGTCAAACTTCAGGTTGTGCCCGACAAGGCTGCGAGCGCCTTTGAGCGCGTCTCTGAAGGCTGCACGCGCATTGTCTGGGTCTGCTTGGATCTCTGCGGTTCTGTGCTCAACAGGGACGTACCAGCAGCGCGGCCTATCGCCGTTCCAGTAGCCTATGGAGAAACCTATGGGTAGTTGCCGATCCCAGTAGCGCAAGCCGCTTGTTTCAAAGTCGAATCCAACGTCGGTAGCTGATTGCAACTCGCGCACCATCGCGGATAGCTCGTCAGGCGTATGGATAATGTGGTGACCGTCGCTCAATCTCGGTGGCGCAACCATCATGCTTCACCGCCGCGTATCCAGCCCAGCAGGGTGCCTCTGTACCCGTCGTCACCCATTGAGGCTGACAGGTGGTCTGGTGTCACCTCAAGAACGCCTGAGCGTCCAGTAAGGTGCCCTACCAGTGATACTTCGACACCGTTGACGATCAAACGGATTTCACCAACAGGGTGTTCCCCGTCGTCGGCTGCGAAAAGTGACAATGAGAACGTCCCAGCGGCAAGCAGTTTGTCCTCGCGTGGTGGAGCAGAACTCGACGACAATCCGCGCATGTCGAGAGATAGCGCCTGCTTGTCGCGAATGTCTTGACGGTCGATCTTCAAGTCGCCGTATTTCGTGCTGAGTATGTCTTTCATCTTCGTCTCCTGCGTAGCTTGAAAAACCTGTTTCCTGATAGGCTCGCGTTTCCTGTTATTTTTCGTGCTACCGCTGACAATGTCTTGTATCTTTCGCCTTCGTAGATGTACCGCCACCAGCCCTTGTGCATCTGCTGCGAGCCTGTGGGTTCGACGACGCTGACTGTGTACTCCTGACCATTCCAAGTCGTGCGTAGAACTGCCCCAGGAGCCAAGTCGATAGACGAATAGTCGACAGGTTGACCCGCCAGCATGTCGGTCACATCGACAGGTTCAGGAACGATTTTCGTTATGAAGAACTCAGGGCGAATGTCATGCTTCATGTTTTCGGCGGCCTTGCCCGCTTTCTCTTCTTCTCTTTGACAGGCTCCAAGGCTTCCAGCAGCGTGTCGACCACAATGCGCGGCGCTCCAAGCGGGTACAGCGTCTCCCCAGCCTTCAAGCGTGCGAGATACCCGTCGTCGATCTGCCAGCAGCGAGGCGCGAAAACACACCCACCACACAGCATTGTCGTCGGGTCGTACTCACCTCCAAAGCAGCGAGGCGCGTGTTCCACGGTTTCCGCACTGATACTGTTCGATTCAAGCAGTGTCTGGGCTTCTACTTCGGTGATCGGCTGCTGGTCTTGAAACGCAGAAAGCCCCGCAGCTTCCAACTCTTGACGGGATTCGTCAGTCGCTGGTATAGCTGCGAGGCTTGGCAGTCGAGGATCGACTTGCTTTTTGGACATCAAACGGGAAAAATCCCGCTTGCCTTCACGGGACAACCCTTTGGCGATCCCACTTTTTGGAGCGTTGTCGGACATTATGCAAGACCTCTGGTGTGAGCATTTCTGCGTCTTGCATTTTCTCTATGCCGCACCGAGCCAAAAACTCCCTTGCTTTTTTCCGTGTGATGGAGATGTCGTTGTGAATACGCTTTGCTGTGATGCCCATGTCGACTGCGAGATCGACAAGCTTGTGACCTTCTGCCTTTGCCTTCATGACTGCATAGCTCTTTGGTGAAACAACGACTTCCACCGCTTTCGCCACCTTGAAAAGTGCAACCTGTCGATTCTGGTCTTCAACGGGATTGTCGTCTACCATTAGCTGTGGAACTTCTCCGACATCGTCGATGTAGTCAGGCAATCGACCGACTCGGTCTTGGGCCGTTTTACAGCTACGCCAAATCTTCAACTGGGCGCACCTCAGAGCGTGATTTATGAACCGTGAAGGCGGCTTGTCACTGTGCCCCTCAGCCCATGTCCTGCACGCCTTCACCACCTCAATCTGAAGCGTCTGGACTACGTCCTCAGTCGTCAAACCAGCATTTGCCAGCCCAAAAGTACGGCGTGCCATCGCTTCGCATTTACTCCGCGTCTCTGCCACCACAACGGCCTCCCAGCCTGACGGCTGAGAGGCTGATCTATATTCAGTCATCTTCCTGCTCCCACTGCTTTTCGACTATACCCATTTGAGCGAATCAGCAACCCTGTAAGTTGCTTCAATACCGCGTCAGATAGACCGTCTGCATTGGACAACAGGACGTTTCCGCTTGCTGCTCGGTTGCGCGTGGGTGCTACGTCTGGGTAGTAGGTCGCGAATGTTTCTGCATCGCGAATCTTGACCCCGATCCCGTAGACCTCAATCCCAGCGCGACAGACGCGATCAACAGTCTTTCGGAGGTACACGCCCTCAAGCTTGTGATCATCGGCCCCTGCTGGCAATCCGTCTGCAACAACCATGATTACAATGCGATCAGCGTCACCTGCTTGCGCCGTGGCGTACTTCGCAGCTTCAAGAAGGCTCTCACCGTCAAGATTTGCACCAATCCCAGTAATCCGTGAGATAGCAGAACCATCGTCAGACAATCCAGGGGCTGAGACGAACTCCAACGTACAAAGCGCACTTGTCACTCGACTCCATTTCGGGATGTCGGTGTCTTTGTACGTCTCGTGCCTATCAGCGCGTACTTGGTGGTACTCAGCGTTAGTCAGTTTGTCACTGTCGATGCCCACAGACGTATATCCAAGGACAGCATGCGGCACCTGACACATCCTCAGCGCGTCATGCAGAACAGTTGCAGTCATCGCCGCGTAGCTCGCTTTGCTTCCAAGTGTCGGAACCAGCGTTTTACCACACAGTTCTTCGAGGTATCGGCTTTTCTTCTTACCGCACTTTGTCGCAGTCTTAGCAGATGACTGGCCATGAACTGGGCAGGATTTCGTCGAGATCCTGTTGGTTCCCATTGATCCTGAGCAGTCAACAAGCACGCACACGAACGTGGATTCGTCCAAACGCTTGAACTTTCTACGGAAAATACGATTGTCGTCGGAACCAATGGCAAGCATCGGAAGCGAATCAGGGTCGATGTCGTCACCTTCATCAAGGCCACCTACCCACATCGTCTCTTTCATCGACTTCACCGCACAACGCATCTGGTTCGCCAGCTTCACGACCGCTGGGCCTGCTGCATCGCGCAACGTGCGCGTGTGCTTCTTGGCCTGCTTCCGTTCTTCAGGCGAGAACTTGCGCCACTCATCCGATTTGCGCGTAGCTGGGTGAATCGTGTACGGACGGTTGTTGACATCTTGGCAGAACTTACTGCTGACGACATCTGCTGCCGAATCGGGTTCGCCCCATTCATCGTCCTCGTCGATGATGCTTTTCACCATGCTCCTGCCAGCTTTCGTCAGCAAGTCCTCATCCTCATCCTCATCCTCATCCTCATCCTCGTCCTCGTCCTCATCCTCATCCTCGTCCTCATCCTCGTCCTCATCGTCAGCAGATGGATTGTCGTCTGCATCGTCTTCTTCGTCGTCATCAGGCGGAGTCTCGTACTCGGTAGAAGCACTACCCTTTTCACCCTTTTTAGTCTTAGAACGACGGCCTTCCTCAGCTTTTTCTTCTTCTGCCAACTCAGTGAGCCGTGCCCAAACAGCTTCCGCAGCTTCAGTAGCTTCGGCAGTGGTTTCTGCGTCCCAGCCCTGCTCGATTTGTAGACGACAATCCTCCATCAATGCACGAATGTCTGGGTCAATGTCAGCCATCGACACAAAGCCGCTGTAAACACGCAATATCGCCTGTGTGAACGCGCCAAAGGCACCAATAGGGCTTCCGCCCTTTCCACAGAACTGAGGGTGGCACGGCGCTGCTCCGCCTGTGTCTCGGATGACCACCTCATTCATTGTCGCCAAGTGCTTTGCTGCCCCTGGATTCCGCGCACCGTAAGCACGCTCGATCCAAGCATCTTCAAAGACATTTGTAAGCCTCATCAGCTTGCCACTGTCGCACTGGCCGTGGCGAGACTTCCATTCTGCCAGCTTGTCGTCGATTAGCCCGCAATCGCTGAACTGGACATGAGCGCACTCGTGGTCGAGTAGCCCCCGCCAAGAGTCCAGTTGCTCTTTGGACACATCAGCACCGTCGACACTGTAAGCAGGGACATGGAGCGTCTTCGACTTCCAGTTGTAGTAGGCTCCAGTCCCGCTGGCGACGACGTTGATGTCGCTGCGTCTCAGGATTCCTTTTGCTGTTCTCTCGGCAGCGTTTTCCAAACCCGCCATTCTGTTGTTTGCTTTAGACATTTGAGCCTCCATGCTCTTGATTGTTGATTGCTTCGGACGTTCCGATGTAGATAGGCGGCCCGCTTGGAGCGCCGTGCTCGTCGTCTCCGAAATACCAAATAAGGGATTTACTCAGGATTTCGGAGTCTTGTGGGACATTCGCAACGATTGTCGCGTACATGTTGTTGTTGTTTAGTATTCGCCCTGTGGCCAACACTGGCTCTGTGCCATCTCCGTAGATTTCACCCAAAGCGAACACTTCCACGAGTGCAACGGCACTCGCGGCCTTGGCCTCTTTAGCGTGAGACGACGAATGGAAAGCTCGCAGCTTCGTCTTCCCGTCGTCGGCAAGAACCTCGTTTTCGACCTTCTCTTGCATTTTCTGCTTCCGCCGCCGCCTCTTTGCCCTGCGACGGGCTGCAAAGTCGTCGGTCGACCCTCCAAACGGATTGTCGTCTGCCAACTCAGCAGTTGCTTCGGCTACGGGTTCACCAAAAGGCGAGACTGTCTCCCGCCCTTCGAGGTTCTCGATACATAGGACACCGTTGTAAACAGTCTCCCAACCATCGACACCACCTACTTCTTCCTGTACCAGACGCTTCAGCATCTTCCGCGCAGCGGCCTCGACCACGAAGGACTGGGGGTGCTCTTTACAGCGCAAAAGCGTCTCAGAATAGATGACCTCCCCGTTCTTGTCTGCGTCTGCAAGCCGTGGCAGCAGCCGATTTATTTCATCGGCTGACCTTGTCGTATAGGTTTTGAATAGGCGCGTGCCGTGTCCCACGGCTGTTTGAACAACGAACGCGCCAAATGCCTTTGTGTCTCGATGAAAAAAGCATTCGGCAACCTTGACAACGCCGCCGACACCCTCTGGTTTTAGTTTATCTATGGTACGTTTTCGTGGTGCCATTTTAGTCTTCCTCGATTGCAAAGACGCGACGGATAACTTCCGAGATCGCATCGCGTTCAACACTTGATTTCTGCTTGTTTAGAAACGCAGCGGATGCCGCGTTCAGGATGTGCAAGTCGTCAGCCATCTCGTCTGCGTGTACGATGTCGCCATTCGCGTGCTGGAGTCCAGCAGCGACCCGTCGTGCCCAGTCAATGACCATGCGTGTCGAGAAGCCTGATCCGACCTCTGACGACTCACGAATGCCGTTTGCTACGCGCACCATGCCTTCAAGATCGCCGCTGTCGATGCCTTTGACCTTGCTGGCAACGGCGCAATGCTCATCTTTTTCGGCCATATAGCCGACTTCGATCAGACTACCGAAACGGTCAAGCAAGGCGCTGTTCACATCAGGATTCGTCCCGCTATACTCAAAACGTGCTTCCTCCATTGCCGCGCCGATGGTGTTGTCCGTGGCAAAGATTCTAAAATCTTTATGGCGGCGAACGTACCTTGGAGGCTGTGCATCTTCGAGCAGGACAGCGCCTGTCGGTTCCAAGATCGGAAACAGTGACAGCGCCACTGGTGGTGTTGCACCGCTGACTTCGTCCAACAGCAGCCAGCCGCCAGCTTCCATCGCCATCGTCGCGATTCCAGGGACGTAGATTGTCTTCCCGTTCTGCGCTCCAACGCGACCTTTCAGGTGGCGTACCGTCGTGCCGACATTCAGGTTCGTGCGGAACACTGGCACATTGCAGCGAGCAGCGATCTGAATGACCAACGATGTCTTGCCAGAACCTTTCGGGCCTGTCAGCAGACAAGGTGTCCAGTCGCCTTGATCGTGCGGCCATACGGCCCATGCGAACTCGCGAACCATCTCTGCACGAAAGACGTAAGAGGGGTCGATCTCTGGGACGGCTGCGCGTTCAAGCTCATCGCCTGCGGCATTGAAATAGCTCGCTCGGAACAAACGAACGTCGATGCCGTCAATCTGGAAGGGCGTCCACTTTGTTTCGACGATCTTATTGTCGTCTGGTGTTGTAGGGGTTTTTGCTTTCGGGGGTGATTTACGAGTTGCCATTTTGTTGTGCCTCCATGCACTGAGTTGTTGGTCGCATCGAGGATTCGATAGCGACGATGTTGCTGGTGAAGGGAAAGGGACTTCCCTTCACCAACTATACGAAAACGACAATCAGCTTTAGTGCCATTGTCGTCTAAGATTTTTACCAATCGAGATCGGTACAAGCATCGGCCTTTTTCGGGCCAGCCGAAAGACGCCTTTCAACGTCCCTAACCATCGTTTTGTTGTAGCCGTACACCGAGTCATAGCCGATATTACGGTCTTTGAAATAGGCAACCCGATTGCGTTCTCCAATCTCCAAAACCGCTGCGTGTTTTACCAGCCAGTCGTCCCAGAACTTCTGAATGAGCCTCGTCGGATCATTCGCGAGTGCCTTTTCGTACTCGACCCGCATGCTGCGGATCTCCCGTAAAAGTCGACCGTCAGCCGTCCAGCGTAGGTGCTCGCCATCGGAATCCTTCACGGAGTTCCACACCTCGTAGCTTCGCTGCGCGGTCAAGCACCCATTCTTGTCGTAATACTTCACGACTGCGCGACACTGCTTTCCGACCGACCGCTGGAGATCCCGCCAACCGTAGTATCCCCCCGCCACATGCTGAGACAGGTTCCAGCTTAGGTGGGCTTTGCAGAGACGCGCACCTTCGCGGATTTCGTCAATGACGGCTTCGTGGTCAGGGTGCAGCTTCAGCCAAGCTGCGCTTGACTGCTTGCGCTTCGATCCTGTCATGACCTTTCGGAGAAGGGTCAAAGCCTTCTCCGCTGTGGCCTCGCCATCGACGACAATCCCGTATTTCTGGATGCAGGTTGAGCCTGTCCAGATGGTGTTGCCATTTGAGTTTTCCAGGGGGAACTCAAATCGGTTGTGCTTATGCCCGCACAGACGACAATCGACTGAGTGGACGCCACTCATGTGCCAATCTCGGAAATCGGCGCGTGAGTAGGGATACGCCCAATCGCGCATTTTGCTGGTGTCGACTTCCCACTCAGCCAGAGCCTTTTGGCACAAGTCGTCGTCGACATGGCCGTAGATTTGCTGAAGCTCAGGGTCTGTCAGGCGCGATTGCTTCCAATCGACGGCGATTAGCTTTTCGATTGCCATTCGCAAATCTGGTGGCGTGGCAGTCGATTTGTGCAGGATGTTGAGAGTTACGCGGAAAGAATGATTATCCGCTGGGACGTTGTTGATTGTTGCAATAGCCATGTGAGCCTCCATGCTCTAAAAGAAAGCCCTACCCCCATGGCGGAGGGTAGGACGGGATACCACCGTCGCGGTATTATTAGGAAAGGCGAAAGAATCGCTTGATCGTCATCTTGTGGTGTTTGGTGTCCATCGGCAGCGCCAACAGGTTCTTGAACATGATGCTTGCTGTTTGCCAGTGGTCATCTGTCTTTACGTCTTTCCGCATTCCTGCGAAATACTCCAAGGTGTAGCTTCCATCGTCGTTGCAGCGAACGCGGTATTCACAGCGCCCCCAACAAGTGCCGTCAGCCTGCGTTTTGTGGTTTTTCACGACCACCAGCAGCCTCCCAGCCTCCCAGCCGCTGACTTCGTCGGGCTGCTTACAGCCTGCGCCTTCACGCAGCTTGGCTGCACGCTTCCGCTTGCGCTTCCGCGTACCTGTCGCTGACGTTGTGGGATTGTCGTCTGCTTCGACAACTTCCGACGTACCCGTGAGATCACCAACGATCTCGGAGCCAAGCTCAGAACCAAGCTCAGAACCAAGCTCAACGTCGTCAGCTTCCTCAGCTTCCTCAGCTTCCTCAGCTTCCTCAGCTTCGACTTGCTGCACCCCTGCGATACTGCAAAAATACGCAAACCAGTCTGCATCTTCAGGGTCGTCGAACTCTACGGTACTGCTGACCGTGAAGCCTTTGAAATCTTGCCGAATGTCAGATTCTGGCCAAACGCCATCGTCATCAACGTGGTACTGCGTAGATGTGCCTCCTTTGAAGCCGATACGCATTGATTCGACATTGACTTCGTCGTCTGCTATTCCGCAACCAAATGTTGTTATCATTTTAGTCATTTTAGCCTCCTGCTTGTTCAAGATTTGACCATGTCAAATCGGTTGAAGGAACCCAGCCGTGGGTTCCTTTCGATTGTTCGTCCCAGACTACAAGCCAACGGACTCGGCCTGACGCGGCTTGATCCGATTGCACGCAGCTACCACTACCGTGTACGGCGTGAAAGCAGCGCATAGCGTTCGCTGGAACTGCTGGGACTTCAGGTGTCGGTTGTACGACAACTGAAGATCGTTTTTGAGCATCCATGCTGTCCTCCTGTGCAAAGGGGATTATCCCCCTCACTTCTTATACGAAAACGATTGTCGCCTTTCATGCCAAATACTTTCAACTTTATTTTCTTCGCGGCGTAAACCCTCGTAATAACTAATCTTTTTGGAATGCCCCAAGGGAGCTATGGAGTGTCCATTTCCGTCTTTAGCTTCGACGACAATCCGTAGCGCCGCTGCCCTGCCCAAGTCTGCTGGGTCGGTGCCAGCGGGACAGTTTGCGATTGTCGTCGGAATGAATGACGACAGTAGCGCATGCGCTTTTGCCGCGCCTTTCATTCCTGCCTCGTCTGGGTCGAACAGGATCGTTGCTTCAGTGACGCCTGCACTGGCAAGGAGAAATGCCTGTGCGATGGACAGACTCGAACCCATCGTCGCGACGAATCCAGGGCCGCACACAACAGCGTCCATTGGGCCTTCGACGATGACCACTGGTGACCCAGCGGCAACAAGATGCAGCCCAACCAGTACGTCGCTTCGTTTCGCGCAGTCTGCAACGTGAGGCAACCCCCAGTCTATATGCTTCGAGGCGTCTGGAAGATTCAGTGTCTTGATACCGTCAGGCATAGTTGCACGCGCTACCCAGTAGACGAACTGCTTTCGCTGATTCCAAACAGGGATCAGCAGGCGTCCAGAAAGAAGGCGATCAGCTTTCGAGCCTGAGCCATCGCCGTTTATAGACGACAATCCAAACCACTCAGCGTGATCCTCCGAGATCCCCCGACTGTGCGCGTAACGCTTGGTGTGCCCTGAGAGCTTCCATGTAGTTCCCGGAGGCGCAGGTGCAATGGGTAGTGATTTTCGGGTAAGCTCCACGCTCTTGGGTTTCAGTGCCTTCACATTAGACGACAATCCCAGAACCCCTGAACCAGCGATCTGAGCCTCGGCTTCGAGAGGGTGGCAGTCCATCACAGCCGCCATCATAATCGTCGGTCGCCAGCCGCTGAATCCGCAAATCCAGCACTGCCAAGCTTTGCGTCGGACGTTGACCGCTAACTTTTCGCGACCACAGCGCGGGCAAACGCAGACATATTCATCGCCAGACGAACTCTCAACGGTGAGGTTTTCGTCGACCCACTTCCTAAAGTCAAGACGCCTTTCAGCAGGCGACAACGGCACAGAGGGTTTTTTCATGACCCTGCTGGTGGTGGGGGTGGTGGTTCTCCTTTCACGGATAGATCGCTGAATGCGCCGTGGGTGTAGTCCGTGCGAACGCGCACCAAGCAGCCGTCCTCAGCATCGCGGTATTTACCCAAATAGACGCGGGCAAGGCTGTTCTCTTTCTCCTGCTCCGTCCTGTTCAAACTGATTATTACGTCGCTGACCCTGACCTTCTCGTAGCAGTCGGCTACGTCTCGCGGCCTGAGCACATGCTCGCGCTGGTCTGCACCCTTGTCGGGTCTGACAGCCTGTGTAGGTGAGCAAACGGCGTACCCTCGGTGTCCTCGAAAGTCGATTCTCTCTGACAAAGCTTTCAACTGCCGAAAGGCTACCTTCTGTTTGGCGTACTCGGATTCTCCCGGAGCATGCAAAAGATCACCATAGTCGACGACAATCAAGTCAGGAACCCAGCCTGAGCCTGTTCGTAGCTCTTTTAGCTCTGAGAGTAGATCCTCGTAGGTGGCTCGCCAGCTATCCATGTCGCCGAAACCTCTGATGACCAAGTTGTCTTTGAGCATGCGGTATTCGCGCTGCATCGCTGCCATGATGCTGCTGTCGATGTCGCCAACCTTCACGCGGCTGTAAAGCGTGTCAGCGAATCGCGCTTCATAGCGATCTTCGGTTTTCGACCTACCGCCTTCCAGCACAAAATGGATTGCCCGCTTGCGGCGTTTGGCGCAGGTGAACCCGCGCTGCACACACCAGAAAGTCTTGCCGATGCCTGAGTAGGCCATCACCACTTCGATTTCACCAGCCGATAGCCCACCGTCCATCGCTCTGTCGATCTTGTCAATGCCGATAGGCAACGCAGCTTGATCACGCTCGTCGACCTGACGGCGGAACTGACGGTCACTGAACTCTTGAAAGAACCACGAGCGATCAGCAGACCCTAAGCGCATCGCGCTCATTTCCTCGATGCGTGACATCATCTTGTGCATCGCAGCGTCTGTATCACCATTGTTCCAAGCGTTTCTGGCTTCCTCGAACCCCATTAGGAAAGTCTGCTGCCTTGCCCACTCCACGATTTCCGTGCGAACGTACTCAGAATCCCGCAAATCTAAAGTAGCAGCCATGATGTCGACAGCGCCTGCGCGGGCTGGGTCTTCGTTGTCCAAGCGGCGCATTTCCGTAGACAACTTCAACAACGACGGATTGTCGTCTGCTTGCACGACCTTCCACCCCCACAAGCTCGCTGGGTCTGTCCACCCAAGCTGTCCAGCGTCGATGAAACGCTTGACCAGCGCCTTCAATCCAGGGTCGTCCATCATTGTCCTTATCAACTGTCGCTGGAACATCGGGCCAAACTCGTCACCGCCGCGCATCTGCTCTCCTATTGGCTAAATAGCCTAATGATTTCCTACACTTATCTTCTAAACGACAGACGTTGCACCACGCGCTTTCTGGGTGCCAACCGCCTGTGATCGGTGATGCCTCCAGCGACGTACCCATACAGACTTCGGGTGTAGACGACAATGACGCCTTAGACGTTTCGCCTAATATCGTCATTCCCAGAATACGGTCGGTGTCTTCCTCGACACGGGCGCTGTCTACACGGTCACGCCTGTCTGCTGCAACTTGGCGTATTCGCCACTCAAACCGCTCGATAAAATCGTCTTTCACCAAGCTCAGTTCTCGGATCGGCAGCCTGCGACACCAGCGGATTGCATCGTGGCGAACAAGTATAAAGTCGAGGGGATCAACACGCTTTTCCCCGCACCAAGACAGAAACTTCTCAGCTTCCATCAGCATTTTCCTGCTGTGCGGAATCGGGAAAACGCCACGCATACCACAAAGGTGCTGCGTGACGCGATTGTACTGGGTGATGACTTCCTGTGGCTTCACGGATCAGCTACTCTGCTGAAAGCTTGTTGAACAACTCAGCAGCGTCTACTGCGCTGTTCTCGCCTCCGACAAATACCGCCCAGTCTGCCCAGTCTGGCATTGGTGTCTTACCATCTGCTTTGCACTGTTCCTCATAGGCTGCAAGCATCTCCTGAAGGCGTGCTGCAAGCGGGCCTGCCATGCTGCGGCAAAGTTGATCTGCACGGAGCAGCACCCACTTGTGCCCACGACCACGCCAGAACTCGGCAAGCCCCTCGCTGGTTAGAACAGGTGTCCCGTCGCCGTCGTCGGCTGGCCAGATCACTTGCGTACCACGAGGGTTCACCGTCGGTGTTGCTTCAGGGCCACGCCATCCAAGCTCGTAAAGCTTCGTCATGACATCTGCTACGACGCCGTCGATGCCTTCTTCGGTTGATTCGACACCTTTGACTGGAATGTCTTTGGTCAAAAATGCAAAGTTCGCAGCGCCGATACGCCGCTTCCAAGATTCAGATTTCATTATTACCTCCGCAGATAGCTATGCCCGACCATTCAAAAACCTATCGGAAAACTTCAGTCAGATTCGAGAAAGCCAACCGCTCAAGTCTTCCACTTCGATGACCTCCGACGCAAAAGAAGGCTCCGATCTATAAAGCTGGAGCCTTGCTGCTGAGTGTTCGGCGAGTTTCCCAGAATGCGTGTCGGCAGTATCAACGACAATCCCCGTTGTCTTGCCCTCGCAGGCTGTCAGCACGCGGAAATAGTCCTGCGTGACCTTGACCTTCGACTTACCGCCAGCAGCGTACACAAGAGCATCTGCAACAGGAACGTCGCGGCCCTCACCGATAACCGATGTCCCGACGACGCACCGCACCGTGCCGCTGGCCATCGCTTGAAGCTGCACATCGACATTGTCGTTGTCTTTCCCGTCGACAGCGACAGCATTTGGGATCGCTGCGGCCAAAGCCTTTGCGTGCTCGACTTCTTTCGTCAGTACGAGCACGCGCCTGCCAGTGTGAAGCAGAAGCTTTGCAGCGTACACAAGCGCCTCGTTTCGAGCGTTATGGACGACAATCCCGTCTTTGTACATGTCGTAGCCTGTGGTGTTCACTGCGGGGCCATGGATTCGCAGCATGGCGATTTTCGCAGGGACAAGCCTCCCGACCTCCACCATGCCAGCGACGGTTTGGCGATACACTGCCCGCCCAAGAACGCCTGCCATCTCAAGGTCTTTACCATCTGCTCGAAAATGAGTGCCAGTAAGACCCATACGCCAGTAAGCTCCGACAGCGGCTTGACCTACTGCTTGCCAAGTCTTGGCGGCAGAATGGTGAAACTCGTCTATTATCAACAACTTACGCGAATGCAGGTTCGGGATTTTGACAGCGGTTTGAGGCGTGCTGATTATCACATCGGCGGTCAGAATCTGTCTGTGTTTCTTAGCAGACATAGACGACAATCCGCCTGTAAGTGCGATTGTCGTCTTACCGCGAGACTTCAGCCACCCATCCACGACTTTGAGCGTTTGCTTGGCGATCCCGACGGTCGGCACGACATAGATCGTCGGCACGTTCAGCTTGCAGATCGTCGCCAGTGCTATCCGCGTCTTGCCACTCCGTGGCGGTAAGTCAATGACGCCTCTCCCAGCCGCAAGAAAGCTGTCTACTGCTTCCTGCTGGAAGGTGAACAGGCTCGGAGCCTCGATAGGCGTGCCTGCTGCCTCGTCAGCGCGTTTGTCGTCGATAGTAGGCTCGATACCCAGCCTGAGCGTCAGAGCGCGGTGTACATGTCCCAGAAGCCCCGTAGGGAAGCTCCCGTTCAGTTCGACGACTCTAACCCACCCATCCCACGTTCCGCGCTGGCGTAGCGTTGATTCGAGCATCTGCACAGTTAGATTGCTGGAGTCGCAGCCAGCGTCGGCAAGCTGTCCTCGAATGTCGCTATCAGCCCAGAGCCTCGCGAGATCGGTGCTTCCCCCCATGCGGTAGTTCTGCCGAAAGTAAGCTTTGATGATCAGTTGTGCCGACGGGTGAGGCAGTCGCTGTGCGCGGTAAGCGACATGCCGTCTGACTACTCGCAAATCTTCTTTGCTGATACCACTCAGCACACTGACTGCGTTGTTTACCTCGATCTTAGCCGTCATGAGGCGTGAGCAGTGTGTAGAGATTGACCCGTCGGGTCTTGGTAAACTCCTTCTTCCCGATCTCGATGAATCCGCGATCTTGGAGAACGCGCAGACCACGATACACGGTTCGCTCGCTGAACGCCGTTAGCTTCATCAGTGTCGTAACTTTGGGCCACGCCTTTGCACTGTTCTGGCCAGCGAACAACAGCAGCGCGTAGTAAACGCACCGATCCGCACATGTCAAGCTTCGGAATGCGTCAGTATCGACATGATCTTTGTAGATCACACCAAACCTGACACCTCGTGCGTCTTTCACGCCAAAATAGCTATTCTCACCAGTCTCAGCAGGGTACGGTTCAGCGGGCATCAGTTCCTCCGCAAATAGCTATGCCTACGGAGGCTGGAACCTCACAAACTTTGTGTGCAAAAATGCAGACCCCACAAGGCAGTCCTTGCGGGGTCAGAGATGTTCAGCACAGATGGTCAGCTATTCAGCGTTTTCCACAGGCTCCGCGTCTTGTTCACCTTCAGCGTTTTCGCCGTCGTCTTCCGCTTCAGCAGGGGCTTCAGCAGCTTCAGCAGGGGCGATTTCAGGGGTGAGTTCAGCCGCATCTTGATCCTTAGACATCGTCATCATTGAAACAACGACGACAATCACAATGATTCCAACTGCTGCGAGGATTTTTCGCAGCTTAGGGGTCATCTCTGGCATTTTTGGAAGCTTCATATTCTCTCCAGCCTGCTAACCAGCAGGTTCAGGTTCCGCCGCTTCCTCGGCCACTACTGGCGTCGGTTCGGCAGCTTCGTCGCGAGGATAGCCGCGACCAAGCGGCCTAACAGTATCCAAACCTGCCAAAGCAAGCAAGAGTCCCTCCATCATGTAGAGGGTGTCAGCGGGAAGCTCGACGCCGTAGGCACCTGCAATCTCACTGATAAAGGCTATCAGTAGGCCGATTAGTACCAGCCTGAAGCGTGTTGATTCGAGTCTCATATTGTCTCCTGTATTTAGGGGTGAATGGCTTTTACGTCGCAGACGATGTTGATGTGGTAGATGGCGAGTGCGGATGAGCCGAGCAGTCCAGGCCCTATCAGGCCGTTAGGCCACGCATGAATCCGTAGATCAAAGCTTCTCCCGTGGAAAATCTGTCGCTCCGTGTACGCCAAGCCTTCGAGATCCCATGTAAGCTTCATCGGTGTCGTGCTAAAGTCGTCGTGAACATGCGAAACAGAAACATCACTGTCGAGCCACACATTATCAATATAGTCTTCTTGGAGTCCTGATGCCGTACCAGAGCCGTAGTCAGTGATGTCATCTGTACGGTAAATGCGTGCTGCCAACAAGTTTTTGGCAGTCCTGTCACCCAGCGCAATCGAGTCTTGCCGAGCGCAAACGATCTCGATGCGTTTTAGAACGCAATAGCAGTGGAGAGAGGACGCTTGCAGAAAAAGGCTGTTGATAGGAATGTGCAGCGGAATGTATTGAAGAGAGACTACTGCACGGCGTGCGCCAGCGGAAGCGAAGGCCGTTGTGGACAACTCACCATCTTGAATGGGAGAGTTTGAATGGACTGCATTACTCATAAGCTGCCAGCTAAGGACATTGTCGTCGTCGGGATCGTCGTCGGCGAAATCATTTGGCACCGCATTCGGATGAAGGTTGCACTTGAGAAGATCGTAAGCGCCGAGCATCCGCTTCACCTCACGCCAGTGCGTGTCGGGTTCCTCTGATGACGAATAGTGGATAAGCTGCCCAGGGTAACCTCCAAGTCCAAAAAGCGGATCGCCTGATGGGAGAAACAGCTTTGTGTATCCTGAAGCGTCTGTTGTTTCGGCGCTCTTTGCTCCGATTAGAACTTTCGGAGAGCGGATAACGCCACCAACCGTTTCGGCTTCAGGATTACCGATCTTGATTGTCGTCCCTTTCAGATTGCTGTCGTCGTCCGTCAGATATTTCGATCCGATCTGGTAAGCGCCGCTCCAGTCGAGGATACCTCCACGATTACCACTGGATGTGGCTGCCGTACAGGTGATCGAGCCTGCGGCGTCAGCCTCGGCATGATCAGTTGTATTCGTAGAGTTGTCCGACGACCCGATGCGTAGCTTATGTTGGTGCTGTGTAGCGCCGTGCGGATTTTCAGCAGAGTCTAAGTGATCCCTGCTCGTCGCGAGGCTTACCTTTTCACCGACGACAATCTTCGGCGATACGATACCAGTCGCAGGGTCTGCTACCCCGCCTGTGTCATCAGCGCGGGAAACTGTCGGCAACCCAGCTTTCCACCATCGAGTCGCTGGGTCAGCGTCAATGATGTCTGCAAGCTGTCGACGAATAATGGCGGCAAACTTTCTAAAGGTTCCAGTGCTTCTGAACAGCCCAAGGGATTGATCGTTATCATTTACGTCGATCCGATCTTGTGGCTGATCGCCCCATTCCGCATGGCGCAGGTGTTTAGATGTCGAGACAGTCGAGGCTGGGTCGTAGACGCCGTCAAACAAGTCACTAAGTGCCAAGCTTGTGTTGGAGATTGTCGATGTCCCATCCCAATCGAGTTGAAAAATCAACTGGTAGCCGTCATTCGGCGGGCCAACGGACAAAACCCCGACGATCATCTCCCAACCAGCGAGTTTTCGTGTATCAGTTGCCACCAAATCCTCGTTGGCGGCCCCGTTATTCCAAAAAACACGAGTAGCAGGGCTTCCCGACTCGTAGACGGCGGTGAGCCAGACCCCGTAAGTTTGTGCAGCCTTTCCTGTCATGTCGAGTTCTTGCTTGTCGTCACCGTCTGAACCAGCGAAAACACCTGTTTGTGAAGTGCTGTCGTCGAGCGTTACTCCACCTACAAACCCGCTGTTCCAAAGTCGAGGCGTTGACCAAGCAGTATAGGGCGTCGGGTCGGCTGTCAGTTCGACGATTACAGATGTTCCAGTAGTCGTAACTCTGGGCAACGCGAGCATCGCGTTTTTATCCCAGTTCGTAATACCTTCGACGTAGGCAGTAGACGGCACAACTGGGTAGGCAAGGTCAGCGCCTGTATCTGCTGAACTGCCTTGGATTGTTGGTCGAGCGTTGCCAAACAAAAACTGCGCCAGTGCGCCACGGGTTTCGCCACGGCTATTGTCCTGAACTGCCGACATGTCGGGAAGGTCAACACGTTCGTTCACCTCAAATCTTACAAGGTCACGGCTTCCTGCTGGTTTCTTTGAACTCATGTCACTACCTCTCTCACAATGGGTTCAACGCCAGCGGCAGTGATGACATCGAGAATGTCCTCAACGTACCAAATGTCGTCAAACAGATAAAATGGATATTGCTCAACGCCGTCGTCAGTGTAATCGAGGCACATCTGCGCTGAGGGGATTGTCGTATAACTTATGTTGTACTGCACGAATGGCAAGAAATCAGGATTCGGGATCGTGATGGTATTGCCGACGACAGTGTGCCGTGCGATGCGGAAGCCGACGCTTGGATCTGTGCTGAACGACGGCATGACTCGATAGCTCATAGCCGTATCTGTCGACAGAGCCGCTGTTGTTGCTGGGTCAAGCTGGACTTGGCGAGGACTCACAACTTCGAGGATTGTTGCTATCTGGACATTCGCAGGGTTGGTTGAGGCGACAATCTGCAAAGAGTGGCCTTTCATCCATTTTGTGAAATACGGCTGATCGATGGTGACGACAAAAGGATCACCGCTGCTTGCGTTTGCGTCACTACGAACGTCGTTTCCAAGCTGCACGGCAATCGGCGAAAGGTACGCAATGATCTTCCAGTGCGTATTGTCGTCTAAGATCACACCTTTCCCCTCATCCGCTGCTACAAAATAGCTGAATGCCGTGTTGAGTAGTGTTGGAGTTGCTGCATCCGTCAACCCTGTCTGCGCGTCCTCGATGTAGTTCTTGCCAAGACGGTAAGGGTCGGTGGCTTCGTAGATCCCGTATACGACGTTCGGTGTGTGTGTAGTCTCGATGGTCAAGGCGGTAGTGCGTGCGTGCGACTCCTGCCCAGGAGTCATAAAAGTCTTGCCTTTGTACGAATCGGAGGCGGGCTTGTCGATGTCGATGAACACCTTGTGGTGATCGGCGTACTCGTTTGCAAGCAACTGCTCGTAAACCTCGTAGTTGCCCGCGCCAACGACGACGTTCATTATCTTCTCGATTGAGTTGATTGTCGTCGCGTCCAAGTACATCACGACCATCAAAAGCTCGCGGTACAGCGTGTCTGACAACCCGCGTGGTCGATGCCAGCCGACGTTCCTCCCAAACAAATCAAGGTCGGAGCCTTCAGCGTATTGGACAAAAAATGACTGCCTGATCAAGTCAAGGTCTGTTTGATCCCGCCCGTAGTAGGTGACGACCTTGCCTTGCCTCAAATCAGACGACAATCCCAATAGCGAGGGATTCGCATGCAGCGTCAACCCTTCAAGGGTTGTCTCTGTCTTTGAAGTGTAGTCGTAACTGTCCTGCCCAACGTAAATGCGCCCGCTGTCAGGCCACCGATGGGTGCCTTCAACCTCAAGCACTGTGTCGCCTTTGCTGTGCGCCTGAGTTGTACGAACAAGCATGTAGCCTGCCACCTCATACAGCGTGTCTGCGATAGTTGAAGCAATCGCTCGCCATGGCCCTACGCGGTCACCCATCGTAAGCCTCACCGTCAATGTCGTAGGGGCCAACATCGCGTGGTGGTGGCCAAGACGCCCTAAGCTGGTATTTTCGCGTCGTGTGCGTCCTGTGGACTACGCTGAACATATCGACTGCTGTGTAGGTCAATACGCCGTCTGTCGTCTCCATGTAAACATCGTAGGGGCCGCCCTCTGGCAACGGCGGGACGACGAACTTGATCGTTGTACCAGTTGCAGACCAGCAGACATCGCCCTGCTCCTGAACGCCTGAATAAACAGGCTCATCGGTCATCGTGTCGTAAGCTCCGCGAGGTACGCGCACCCAAAGCTTTATCCCGATTGTCGTCGGAAATGCACCGACACCTGTTAGCTCCCAACCACCGTCGTCTCCCGGTTCCCCTGTGACTGCTACCATCGCAAGCCCAGTGCCTGAATATAGGATTCCATCTGTCGAGAGTCCGAGACTCGACGGTATTCCTGTTGTGGTGATTGATCCGCTGCTTCCGTACATTCATCAATCCTCAAGTAATCTTGGTCGACGAGTACATCGTCGGTTGAAGCGTCCCGCTGAATGAGGCTGACCAAGCATAGCTTCCCGTAGATCCGACGCCTGTGCCAGCGACATCTGCATCTGCATCTGCCTTGGAGTCGTAGATGTAAACGGTTCCAGCGGTCGGCACGTTGGCCGCATTCCACGCTGTGTAAACTACGCGCATGTTGCTTTGTCGCAGGCCAAGGATTCGACGGATGCCATCGCCAAAGGTGCCACCTGTGGTGTGGGCAGACATCGCCTCGTCCCACATGGCAGCAGCAGACGCTGTTGGCTGGGCCATTTGGACAAACGCAAAGTCGTTTGTCGAGATTGCGATTGTCGTCGAACCTGTGTCGACTGTGACGAGTTGCAAGAAGTCGCCGCTTCCGTCGTTTTGCACCGAAGCTACCTTGTAGAATGCACCGCCTGTCGCTGTTCGCAAAGCGCATGTCAAGCCTACAAGAGCATTAGCGTCGGCTGTCGCAGGAGTTGGTACGTTGGCCGCGTACACCTTTCCGACACCGTTGGTGATTGTCGACGTAAACCGCCCGTCAGGAGTAGCACCTGTCTGCATCACCTGAGAGAGAATCAAGTCGTGTACGTCTTTGCCCGCCTGCCCTGCAACAGAGAATCCACCGATATTCGCTTCCCAAACCGCTGTTGCGATCTCGGCAGCCGCGTCTGCGGCAAGCTCAAGCGAACCAAAGGCGTCTGTTGCAATCGAGCCTGCGTCGATTGAGTCTGTGTTGCAGTGGTGGACGAGTACCCCCTCACCGAATGTCCCAACGCCTGTGTAGTCTGCGCGGTTATCTGCCCAAGCTGGCAGGTTTGTGACATGAACGCGCATGTGTTCGAGGATGCCGTTCGACGGATCGGTCATGATCACAAAATAGCCATCTTGCGCTTCATCGGCGGGTCGCGTGCATTTTCCCGCTGGAATCTGGTAGTGGTGGACACCTTGAACGACTGTAGCGCCGTAAGTCACTTGAGGCATCGCAAAGTCAATGCGTGTCCCGCTTGCGAAAGCTGTGCCGTTCCACCACTGCTGATCGAAGATGCGGCAAATCGCGAACTCAGGCGTGCCTGTAACTGGGACGCCTCCCATGACAAGCTCAAGCATAAAATCGAGGTTGTACCAGTGTCGTGTGCATTGTCTCATGTGTCTTTCCTCTAATACTTGCGGCAATGCTGGCGGTCACGGTGACCTGCATTCCATAGGGTTGATCCTCCGCTCCAACGATGCGTTGCACCTGTTGCGCGATGACCGTGTGAAGCTGTACTGATCCCCGCCCATTCTGGGACGGCTGCTGCTGGAACGACCTCGCTCAAGACCTCGACGATAGCTCCTGACGAGGTAGTAATCCACGCGGAAACCACCATGCTCAGAACCTCGACAATAGCAGCAGATGATGTTGTATCAGCCATTATGCCTTCTTCAAGCCGATGACGAGGTTGTCTAAATCAGCCCCTGTCCAGTCGCTTGTCGTTTGGGGGTTCTGAATCCAGAACTCAGAGATTAGGTGTTGAGCAGCTATGCCGCTTCCTGTCGATTTGAGATCCTTGGCTGCGCTGTCTGTGAACCCTGTTCCACCATTCCCTGAAATCTTGACATGGCCGATCAATCCGTTTTCAGCGGAGTAGCATGCGTTGATCACAGAAACTGCTGGGATTGTCGTCGGCGACCAAGCAGCGTTGACAACGCTCCGATCCTGCATGTTCACGCTGTAAGAGTCAGTAGCTGGAGACGACGCGATACTTGCCTCTAAATACTTAGCCGCGTCATATTCCTCTGGATTGTTTGACGCATGGCCGTTTACGTCTGTCCACGCCGCGCCTACTGGTGATCCTACGCTTGTCCCAGCCCGTGCAAAGCCACCAAGACTATCGTTGTCGTTGGGCATGAGTCCTTGAATAAACTTGGCGTTTAGGCCAGAACTCAAGTCAGCTAAAGTATCGTAGACGACAATATGGTCGAACTTGGCATTTGACGTTTCTTGTTGAAATCCAATCTTGTCCGTCGCGTGGGCAGGCGAGGTTAGGAAGTTGTCGAGCTTACCAAGATGCTCGATCTCTTTCACGCCGTCAACGTACATGACGAAACGTCCAGAGACATTGTGCTGCTTCACCTCAATGACTACATGGTGCCAATCATTGACATCAAAGCACCGTGTCGTGCTGTTGATGGTCGTATAGGTGGGTACGCCACCAGCTTCACCTGTTGATAGCTTCACAGCTACTTTACAGTCTGTGATACCGCCTCCGCCGCCAGTTTGTTGAGTAAACTCAAACAAGCGGAAAGTGTTGCCTGAAACCGAGTTATCTTGGGCAAAGGCGAGCATCCTGTTTCCACCGACCTGAGCGAGACTCATGAGGCGGTATGAAAACGAAATAACGTAAGACGTCAATCCGTCGTTTGCTGGATTACCGTCCAAAGCATCGGCGGGGGTTTGTAGCTCGACCCAGTGGTTCAGTGCGTCTGGCGTAAGAAAAAGACACTTACCACCACCACCGTAGCCAGCAGCAGGCTGGTGCGAGTCGCTGTGGTCGGTGAGGCATGACCCTGCAAAAAGGGCTGGTGAGTGAAGGCCCAAGTAGGTAGACGACGCTACACCTGTCCAAAAGCTATCGAGATAGCCGTTAGATGGTACATCGACCTCAAAACCCCACATGAACGCCAGCGCCATCACGACCTCCTAAACGCTGAAACGACGCAAACGTCGTTGGAAGTAGGAGCAGCTACGCCATCGCCGTAGACGACAATCCGCATGAACCGCCCGTGTGCAGGAGTTGTGAACGTCCACCCTTCACCGTTGTAGGCGGGTGCCACCTTTGCTGGGGATGCCGCTTTGTACACAGTCTGCTCGAATCGCGCAGCGGCAGTGTCCCATGTCTCTACATTGACCTCACGAACATCTTCGTCGGCTGCTGGGTAGCCTGCTGGCGGTGTTGTGCTGCCCGAATACTGCTCAAACTGGGCGACGATTGCTGTGAGGTTTACCGCAGCATCTAAAGTGACTGTCCAGTCGACCCACGACCAGCCTCTGGTATCAATCCACAGGGAAGCAATCGGAGTTGCGGCTATGCCGATATTTGTTGCAACCATGACCGACGTTTTTTCTGTGTCAGTTGCGTTCATTGTCCTGTTCATGATTAGGCTCCTGTAACCGTGATTCGATCTGACGAGGTTCTGGCGATGTCGCCTTCCCCCAAAATGTTGTTTGTAAGGACGATAGCCGTGCCTGCGCTGTCCGTGAATGTCACATCGAACACACCCTCGACCGTCTGGCAGGCGTAGATCAGTTCGCTGGCGATCACATCAGCATTGATCCCAAGACCATTGACGTAACCCTCGATTGCTGAGGCGACCGACGCGGTAACGGTGCTTGCTGTGTAGCCAGACTCGACGACAATCGTGACGTAGTACGTCTGCCAGAAAACCGTAGGAGGGTAAACCTTGACGTAGGTTCCCGCCGCTCGGTATCCAGGGTAGCTCTCACGGTCGTCAGGATCACCGTCGATGATCTTCTGCGCTTCGAGCAGCAACCCTTCGTAGTGTGTATAAACGGCAGCTACGGAGTCTCCAGCTTGTAGCCCTCCGACACCAGATGCTGCTGTCGCTGCGTCTGGGATCGTGCTGGGGCCGCCTGTGTACAGCGTCACAACGCCTGTCGCGTAGTTCAGGATGAAGTCGTAAGTTCCTGCTGCGCTGGAGGGGTCGCCCTCTGTCAGTTGAACGACGACCTCACCGCCGCCAAGCGTCGTCGCACCTGTGGCGTAAGTTCCGCCGCTGTCGTACCACCACACTTGCGCCGAGCCATCGTCTATCAAGGCACCTTTGTCGAGGCGCACGCGAATCTCGCCGCCCGATGCAGGGCCGATAACGCTGTCTGCTGGCGTGAGGGTCGACGCTGGAGTCGTGCCGAGTAAGGCTGCTTCGATACTGTCCGTGACGCCGTCGCCGTCGCTATCAGTAGTGTCTACAATCGAAACTGTGCGCTCGATTGTGCCGTTGCCGTCACCGCAATAGACCTTGACATGACCCAAATAAGGCTCTGGTTCTTCCCACACCTGAACGACGTTGATCCGTCCGTAATCGTCGAGCGTCGTTCCGAGAACGGCGAACCGTATAGCGTCAGGTGTTCCCCGCGCCAGTGATCTCAAGTAAGACTTGATACGCTCACGCAGTTGGGCATCAGTTTCTTGGTCTTGGCCTCCACGCATTGCAGTTGTATTTGTGACGCTGTCAGCGCCTGCAATCGGTATGGTTAGCTCAACGACTGAGGCGATGTCAGCATTCGCAGCTACCCCTACTGAGACGGCTACTGCCGAAACGGGCGTACTTGTCTCGTCACCCATCGCAAAGTTAGAAGCTGTCGCTGTCAGGTAGGCTGGTTCGCCGCCTGCGACAGATACTTTGGTGTTGTACGGGATTGTCACTACCCCTGTTGCGGCAGCCGCTGCTTCCGCACTACGAATAAAGTGGACGATGCCCGTGGCGTATGTCGCTGCTTTTCTGACGATCTCATCTGGATTGCAGTCGGCTGCCCGCGCATCAAGGTCTTCACCTGATGCTGTGTCAATGTCCCAAAGATCCTGCAAGGCGACAATCTGGTAGGAGATGTCGTCAAGTTCGCGAGCGACGGCACCAAGGATTGTCGTCATGACTCCCCCTGATTCCAAGTCTGTTAGCTCACTACGACCAACGGTTCGGTGGAGCATCCGCTCAAAGAAGTCTTTGAATGATCTTGGCTGAAACTGAGGCATATTACACCAACGCCATTGAAACAGTGAGTTCGTCCACTGCTCCGACTGGGAGCAGGTTTACGTCGAAATCGACAGCGTCGTCGGTGACCTCTGACTGCATTTGCAAAACTCGCTGGATTCGTGAATCACGCTTGAGCGTTCGACGCAGTCCTGCGCGTAGCTTTGATTCAGTCGTTCCAACAGCATTTTTGCCGATTACGTCAGGCATCCCATACCCTTGATCCAGAAGAAAAGTTCCGTGTGGTGTCCATACTCTAAGCTGTACAGCTTGCACCAGATTATCAACTCCACCGATTGTCGCCAAGTCTTTACCTGACTTGGGTTCTATTTTTAGGTCAACTTGCGGCCTTCCGGGGCGGCTTCCAGTCGTTTCGAGAAGCATGATGTCACGCCCGTACAGCGCCTCTGCTGTCCTTTTAGACGACAATGAGGACGTTGAAGATTCCTGCCCCATCGTCGGCAACAATATCTTGTCTCCGACACCCATCGTTCCGGGAAGCCCACTGGAGCTAATGTACGGCGCGGTCAGATTGTTCAAAATCGCGATGTGGTGCCACTTTGCCGTCGAAAGCAGTTGAGTTGCTGCAATGCTCTGGAGCGTGTCGCCGTGAACGATAGTGTACGGTCGTGTTGCCGTGTAAGAAAGCACATCACGGGCTGTGGCGTGCATCGTCGGCGCAGGCAAGCCGTCTGGTGGCGAACCAGAACTCGCATTAGCCGCTTGACGCGCTGTGCGGGTTCCAACTTTTTCTTCAGATTCTTCACCGACGGCGGCCATCGCGTCCATTGCATCCATCGCGCTGCCGAGAGCGACTTTTGCTGAATCTGGGATTGTCGTCGATGATCGAGATTCTCCAAACGCCTTTTCAGCCATCTCCGCTGCTTTCTTTGCAGTCTCACGCCCCATCTCAGCAGTTCGCTTTCCATTTTTTTCAAAGTCTTTCCATGCGTCTACGCAGCGATTGACCTCTTCCAGAACGCTGTCATAGATCGCGATAATATGTCTGAGTTCCCCTGCCATTTTTGACAAAGTCAAAGCAGCGTCTGTGCCGAGAGCTACTGCCTTTCGCGCTACACGACCAGCCTTCTTAGCCAGCCCCATGATGTCGGCAAGATCGGGGATTCCTGGTTTCAGGGGAACTGCATCAGCATCGCCGATTGCGCGTAGAGTCAGTTTGGCTGGGTAGGCCATGGGGTTGCTGGTGGCGCGGTTGACATCGACTTTCATTGGAACGACAGTCAGATGCGTGCCTGTCTTGAAGTCGTGCCACACCATCCGCGTACCGTGCGAATAGCTGCTGTCTGCCTTTAGCTCGTGGTAGCGGTCAAAGACATGCGCCAGCATGCGTGCTGTCCACTTTGGCCCTGACAGCCCCGTAAACCACGGTAGAACCCGCCTATGATCGTCGGCTAAGTCCCGCGATGACGTAGTGTCGTAGCCCTTTTTCGGTGCGATGCCAAAGTTGACATCAACGGTCATATCAATGTACGCCAACCCGCGTTCTTCGGCGACAATCCCACCGAGCGTCAACGCCGTGCTTTGGCGGTAAACCCTCTGCATCGTTAGGTTTTGCAAGCCGTTAGGGAACAGAAACGTCATTGTGCCGTCGTCCAGACCGTCCGAGTGAATCGAAATACCGTAGTGATCCTCCTTCGTGTACCAGCTATCGTCATTTGAAATACGACGGGCAGCTTCGAGCAAGCGGGCTATCTGCCCGACAGCCATCCCGTTCAGCGGTCGCCACGGCTGCGTGTGCGGTGGGTAGCCTATGAAATCACCAAGTGCCATTGCTTCCTCCTACTCGACAGTTGTACTGATTACGGAGCCACTTGCCGAGTAGAGGACATTGTCGACGTTGATCGAAATCGCCTCATAAATAGCACCTGAATCCTCGTTCCCTGTGAACCCCACACTTAGATTGTCTTTCAAGTGAGCGACAATCGCGGTAGCTACGGAACCCCACACAGCCTCTTTGGACTCTGTCGCCAGATTTTCGTTGTCTGCGCTTTTGTCGATGCTCCCCATTGCAGTGTCAATAGCACTAATGATGTCATCTCTCAATGTAGTTGCGTTCATTGCCATCAGTCTGTCTCCAAGGTCGATGCTGCGTAGTTCTTGCCAGTCGTGCCAGTAGTCACCGCGCCTGAAACGCCGCCTGCCAAACCCACGACAGTTGACGGTGAGTCGATAAACGAGATTCCAGGAATAGCCGTGCCAAACAAGGCACCTGCGACGGCGATTGTCGGCATGTACTCAGCAAGAACCTTGGCAATGTCGATACGCGCTGTATCGAGCAGTACAGGCTGAACGCCTGTGACGGTGCCAGCAGTGTTCCCTGTCACTGATACCTTTCCAGCGGCTCCTGTCGTGATGTTGACGTTCCCGTCAGCACCGACTGTGATTACTGAGTCGCCAGCTACGATTGTCGTCGCAGTATCGTCTACTCGCACAGTAGATGCGTTCGACTTGATCTCGAACGTCGGGTTCCCTGAAGCTGTGTATTGGCCGTCAGATTCATTGTAGCGGTAGCCACGGGTCTGGCCGCGAATGTCGATGACGACCTTGCCTTGGTCTTCAACTTGAAACTCATTGCCGCGAACCAAAGCACGCATTTTGTAGTGGGTGCCATCAGCGATTGTCGCGTGATGCGGAGTGCGTGGATGGGGCAACGACCCGATGATTACAGGCTTTTTCATGTCGTTGTCGAGGAAGGCGACAACGACGCAATCAGCTTCAGTGTCGTGCGGCAGCGTCTGCTCATTCAGATCACCGCCTGCGATGTTGTGTTCGACGGCGCGGGGAACCCACTGGAACCGTTCGGCAATCCCCCACGCAGTGGTCAGGATCGGAACCGCTTGAAGCAAGCCCAGCGTCTGAGGACTTTCCGTGATCATAACGTCACAGAGAATACCGCTGACAACGTCGCCTAAATGCGCGACGGGTGAGTCGTTCGGTGAGTATTCCTCCGTTGTACTTGTCTTCGTCGTGGGGTAGTAGATTTGCTTGACGTAACCCCGCACCATCAGCCCAGCATTGTAGCTTGCGCCCTTGATGGTTTTTTGGCTTGTAGAGCCGACTGTCGGTGTAGGCGAGCCTGCGCGTTTTGCTGCGTTGGCGAGTCGGTGGCCTTGCCCAAGTAGCTTCATAAAATCTTGTAGTTTTTCGCTCATGCCAATCCGTCCTCTGGTGGTTCGTCTGTTGGGACGGTATTGATGCCGCCATCACCAGCCCATTCGACGGCATCGCCTGTCTGGGACTCCCCTGCTGTTCCCCAAGTTCTGGTGTTCTCCACGCTCGTCCAAAGCTCACTTTGGGTGCGAATGTCAGGCAATCGATTCTTTTCGATGTAGCCGCGTGAGTAGCTGAGTTTTGTTGATACTGACGGGTTGATCCCACTCGACCAAGACCACGCGACAGCGTGAACATACGCTGTAAATAACTCACCACTGTCGGCATCCTCGACGGTGGCAGTATGTGTCTCGATTTGCGGAGCGAAAGGCGCGTTGTCTGCGAACGCTACACGCTCCCAATCTGGGACGACAATCTTGGTTCCTGGGCGAAACTGAGCCATCACGCCAGCAAGGTCAATGTCTCCTTCCCAGTAGTAAGGCGCTAAGAACTGCCATTGGGCGTACTTGTCTCGGTATTCACCCAGAGTCTCGATTCCTGTACCAACAGTGCCACTTACGGCGTCTGTGAACAGAGGCGTGTCAACAACCTTTCGCTTCATGCCGTAGCGTTCAACAGATGCTGGGCAGTAGATAGGCGGGAACATCATGGCAGCAGCATGGTTGAGCGTCGGTGGTAGCTGCATCGTGACATGGATATGGTTGACACGATTTCCACCTCTATGCGCCGAAATAGACCTGATATACGGCGTCCAAACAGGCCATGCCGCCAGCCTGAACCAAGGTGATTCTTCAGCTTCGTGGAGATTCACAAAGGGCTTCTCTCTAAAATGCAAAAAGAGCCTGCGGTCATGGGAGACAGTTTCGTCAACATCCGCATCCTCACCCAACCCCCTGCCAGTATATGGAAGCGGGCTGGGTGGTTTGGTGTCAATCCACATTTCGTTGTATTCGGGATTCTGATAGCGTTGAGCAAGCTGCCAGAGGGGAGTATATTCGCCTACCTGCGTCAAATCCCACGCATGGATATACCCGAAAGTTTTATAGACATGTGTTGAGTCGAGTCCATACCAGAACGGGAAAACATCGTGACGAAAACCTGAGTCAAGTAGGTCGTCAGCACTCTCAGGAGAAAACAGTAAATATGGGCCTTCGATAACTCCATGATTAGGGAGCAAAGGCGGATACCCAAGCATAGCTTTTGAGTCACCACTGAGCGACAATACGAGGGATATGACCTCTCCCGGAGTTCCTCCGATGGTTCCAGCGGCTTGCAGGACTTGAGCCATGATCCGCCCGTTAGCGTTATTTGTCGCTGGATCATAGGGGTTGAAGTAAAGCGGCGTGTCTTGGAACACCCCTTGCGCGTCCCGTCCAGATATTGAAAGGTCGTATGCGGGTTCGCCGCCGCTGCCTGACGCGACAGCCACATCGACAGAATCAATCCGCCCGATCATTAGCGTTTTCCAACCGTGTCCGACACGGGTGCTAAACGGTAGCCAGCTTTTGACGGTGATGTCCTCACCATCTTCCAACTGATCTGCGCCGTTCCAAACGCTTATGACGACAAAATCACCCTCATCGACAAGGCTGTAAGCAGGTGGCGTGTGGTGTGCGTATTCGCTGGAAAACAAATCGGAAAGCCTCTCACCGCCAACGCCACCAGTGGGGCCGCCTTCATAGCCGCCGATGGTCATGGTGCTTACAGTGCTCATGGCTGACGGTGCGCCATGTGCCTTCATCTTGACAGAAAACGTGCCCGCTGCTGCGTTCATATTTTTCGCTGCTTGGACATTCTCGACAGTCCCGACGATGCGGTCGATCATGTCTCCTGAGAACGCTGTTTTGAAATAGTCAACCCCCCTGAGCAGGCTGCGAATGTCGCCTGTTCCACCCTTCGACGCAAGCGTCGTATTCGCGAACGTCACGCATGCCGTGGCTTTTGCAAACGTCTTTCTCGTCGACGAAATGTTCCGCGTCTCAGGGAGTGTTTGCAGAAAATCGCCAAACTTGAATATCTCCACGCAGACTGCGTGCTGGTCTGAAATAACAGACGAGGTAGCGCCCGTCTGCCCAGTACCGTGCGCTGCCCACGTTGTATCTTCTCTAAAAATGTCAGCCATGATCTAAAACATCCATGAAAAGAACTGAAGGATTTTCTTGAGTCCATACGCTATCTTCTCGACGCCTCCGTACAATCCTATTGACTGGAATGCCCGAATCAGACCGTTAGTCACCTCACTGAGTTCTTGGAATGTCGAAATGACCTCAGAACCAACTTGGATGAGTTCGTTCTGAATAGCTGCGTCCCGTTGTAGGACGCCCATTCCACCTTGCATTTGATGAGCCATATGACTTGAAAAATCGGCGCTGGTGTCAACGAGTCCCGCCGCGCCAGGGGAGTTGCCCAGAGCACCAAGAGCATCGCGGTGAACGCGAACGCCAACTGCTCCCATCGCTTGCTGCCTGATCAGATCCTGCATCGCGCCGCCGCCGCCGATGTCAAACTGCCCAAGGTAGTTGCCCATGATTTCAGCATTTTGGGACGGGTCTTGCAGCTTGAACATTGCTTCAGCAAAATCGTCGGGACTGCCTCCTTGGAAGCCAGCAGCGCGAGCAAGCATAAACGTCGTCGGATCACCGCCTGCTGAGTAGCCTTTGTTCGCTACGCCCTCTTGCCAGTTTTTAGTGATCGACGTTCCAGCAACCATCGCACCTTCAGATCCGCCGAGCGCCAAGCCCAGATTTTGTCCTGCGGCAATCATTCTGCTGACATCGAGGTTCCTCGCGCCGATTGTCGTCTGAGTCTCAACCTGTGAGGATACAGACTGGAGATACTGGGTAGCGCGGGATTTGTCGAATCCCATTCTGATCGATGTCGTCAGGAGCCGTAAGCCCTGCTGCCGCTCATTCGGGTTCTGGCCGCGCAATGCGCGTTCTGCTGTACCAATGGTGCCAACGTCAACCCCTGTTGTCCATTGCCCTGCAATGGCCTGTGCTGCGTCTTCTGGCCGTTCGCCGCCTTTTCGAGCAGAAGCTTGACCATAACCAGCCGCTGCTGACGTAAACTCAGTCGACGACATGCCCACTGAAAGACCTGCTCTTCGAACATCACCGTGGCCGCTTTTTCCGCCTATGAGGGCGTGACCGCTGCTTCGCCTTGTTTGGAGATTCTCTTTGTACGCTTGTGAGGCGTGAGCGCCCATTGCCAAAGCGCCAAGAACGGTGGGGCCAATCCACTTTGCTCCCCCTGTCAATAAACCAAGACCTGTGTGCCCTTCTTCAGCGTCTTGACGGTCACCACCACCGCTGACGCCGTCTCCGCCGCTGCCGCTGCCGCTGCCGCCTCCGCCTCCGCCTCTGCCGCCGCCGCCTCCGCCTCCGCCTGAGCCGCCGCCGCTTGGGGCACCGCCGCCTGCGCCGCGTGCTTTAGCAATCTCACTGTTCAGACGCTGAACCTCTGCTGTTGCTTCGCGTGCTGTCTTGCCGATCTCTGAAAGTTCACCGCGCACACGCTTGAGGTTCCCGACATGTGAAGCTGCCTCGTCGAGAGATTCTTCAAACTTCTTGACGTTTTCGGAGGCTTGCTCGAAAGCCTGTCCTGTTGCCTCCGTAGCTTTGGTGAACTCCTGAGTACGCTTGGGATCGAGGGTCTTGTCGAGCACCTTGCCCAAGTCGTTCACTTGGCGGGCATTGACCTTCATGGTCAAGGTAGTGTTGATGTTATTCGACATGACTACTCGATCCCTCCAAAGTCTGGCTCGCGGCCTTCAGCAATAGCAGTTTCCCATGCGTCTACCACTGAATCACCTGTCAAAACCGCCTCATCCCATGATGTAGGTGTTTTCAGGTTCCGTGGCGGCCCCCAACGCTTAGACGACAATCCTTGTCCTGCGTTAGCAGCGGCTGCATTTCGCAGAATCTCGCGCAGCTTCTCTTTCTTTGCCTTGTCGCCGCTTGCGCCTGCGATTGTCGCCTCATTCTGGCTGGTGATCGCCGCTTCAATATCACGGAGATCACCCATTGAAAGACTCTCAATGTCGTTTCCGACACCTGCTTCCATAGCCAAAGCTGTGCGGTCTTCGACCACCTTGTCCATGTGGTGAAGCAGCGCAATCATGTGCTTCTCGGTGAAATCTTCGTAGTCGATAGGCGGTTTTCCGCATTTCTTGTACCAGATCCATTTGGTGAGCCACTTGTCATCATCAAGCATCTGCCTCGCTACTTCCAGATGACTCAACGCCCCAAAATCGGGCTTCGTGTGAAGCCACCTCCGCGTAGATAGCAACGAGAACACCGACATCGCGCAAATGTGGCAACTCCTGTGCCCAATCTGGCGCTTCTTGAAGCGAAATAGCAAGATGCGCCTGCATCTCGAAAATGTTGAGCGTTTGTTGGTCGAGCGTGCTGGCTTGCATTCCGCCAAGCATCTTTGCTCGCGTCATCCCGACGGCAGCGCGTTCGCGGATCGTCAACACATGCGTGGTGAAAGACCCCTGCCAGTGGTAGCCGCGCTGATCTTCGTAGTCGAGTTCAAACGTATAGGTGTCTGTAACGTCCCCAACGCCCTTGTCGTCGTTCAGATGACCCATAACGGCGTCAACTACTGCGACAGTCTCAGGAGGCAGTGTAGCCGCCTCTACGCCGACAGCGTTGCCACCCTTTTTCTTGGGCGGAGTCTTGCGGGCCTTGCGACCTGCCGCTCCGATGTTGCTCTTACTCGATCCGCCCTTGTTGCCTGTGCTCGCTTCCGTGCGTGCCATGATAGTAGCCTCCTTGCATTGTTATTGTCGTCTATTACAGATCAGATTCATCTCTGGCTCTGATAGCGACCATGGTTACATTGGTTCCGACGACACCGCGTGCCGTCACGTTTACGTTTCGCTCACTGATCCGCACGCCTTCAACGTGCATGATCACAGTTGGCGATCCGATATTTGCGTCAGCTTCGATTGTCGCTGTAAGCTCTCCACTCGTGAGAATGTTGCTCAAGTGATCCTCTGGCCCTGTTCCCTGCTTGGGAAACCAGCCCGACGACTTGATGGTGGTGCCGATAATCCGCACCAACTCAGCGGTCATGCTGACCTCGTAGTCCGTCGGAGCGTGCTCTGTCACCTGGATATTATCCAGGACTTTGATCGGGTCGTAGGTGATATTTTCACGGATAGTGACGCCTGTGGCGTAACCCACCTGCGTCCCGTCCAGAGAGAATCGCGCTCTTGCGCCAGTAAGTACATTTCCAGTTGCCATTTTAGTAGCCTCCCTGCTTATTCAGACGCGAATGATGCGCTGACCAGATGGATTGTCGTCTTGACAAAGTTGACTGGAATGACAGGAGCAAGCTCCACATCAATCGTCATCACATCTGCCGAGATTTCGATAGTGAGATTTTGGTAGGACGTAATCGTTCGCGCTGCGATCAACTGACCGAGAATCGACACCGCGATACTCTGTGCCGATGTCACTGTGCCTGCAAATCCCTTCTTACCGATGAGTGCTTCCATCGACTGCCTAAAGTTGTAAACAGAGTAGTTCACAGCTTCGTTGACAGATGCTTCGATGTACGCGAGATTGTCGTCAATAAGGTGAGTAGTCACGTTACGCAGCCAGCGGAACCCGACGTTCGGCACCTTCTCGATCATACAAAGACCTGATTGAATCATGTCATCTGCGTCATCTTGGATGGTGTAAGAAGCGTCGTGGCCGCTGAACCCAAGTACATTCAGATACTTGAATGTCAAGCTTGTTCCGACCTCACAGCCTGCTTGCATTCCTGCGACGATGCAAGCGGTGAATGGTGGAGCAAACGTCTCTTTCGAGCCTGCCAAGTTGTACCTGTCGACGCTTTGTACGCAAAGGCGTGCGTGCCGCGTGTTCATAGCCATCGCCAGTGTCTTAGAGTCAGAAAGTGACGTACCGTCTGCTGCTCCAAGGACGCAATCCCGCTCAGACCTTCCCGCGCCTGCCATGTAAGTACAGTGTGAGATCGCAGCAGCGTGAACCGCTGCGTCTGTCGTCATGACGACAATCGTATTCACACGGTGGTCGCGTAGCATGTCAAGTGCTGCCTGCCAGTGTGAGAACGTGGTGGCACCTTCGACCCCACCAGTCAGGAACTGACTGCTCGATGTGTTGCTGGGTGCGCCTGTCGCGCTTGCGGCTTCAGCAGCAGTCAAAAACGTCGAGCCAGCATTGACGGCGGAAACCATCGACGCGAGTACCGCGAGTACGCGGTAGCTCGAACCGACCGCAACACCAGCGAACAAGTCGAGGGTTGCGACAAGAACCGTTGATGACGCCGCGCCAGTCAGCTTCGATACAGACCAGTTTGTCTTTGCGTCAAAATAGTCCTCCAAGTCATCGAGCGCGGAGTACGTCGATGTCGAAAGACTGAACGGAACCCAAGACATCGCGAAAGCAGCGGCATTAGGCAAGTGAGCAGCAGCGATTCCAGTGATTGTCGCGAAAACAGTAGTGGTTGTACCACTGCTTGCACCAGTGATTGCCACCTTCTCCATCACCGCAGATCCTGCGGCATTTGTTCCGATGACAACGACATCAGTAGTCCCAGCAGTTGCTCCCGCTGACCAACCGACGACGCTTCCCGGCGCTGCTGCGGTGGAGAACAACGACAATCCGATTGTCGTCGCAGATGCGGCAACGGTCATGATCGTCGTTGATTGGTTCGCAGATGAAACCGTGATATTTCCTATCGCGGCTGCATCAAGCGACAATCCGAGAACCTTCGACCACGAGCCTGTCGATGTGACAAGTGTTGTGGAATCAGACGAATCCAACGCAACCGTTTCGGATTGTACGTTGGACGACATGTCCAGTCCGTAGATCGTTACTGAGCGTCCAACATCGCCTACGTCGCTGGATGCGACACGGACAGTTCCTTGGTCGAGGATCAACCCGCTCACGTTCACTGTGTTTGCCGCTGCAACACCGCCTAAACCGATGTACTGGATAGATGTCCAGTCGGCAATAGTCGATGCCACAGCAGTTGTGCCTGACAAGGTGACAAGCTCGGCTTGCGCTCCCAACCCTGCACTTACGCCAATGACGCATAGTGGTTCAGTAGAGGCTCCGCCTGCCGCGAGACTCAGTGCAGCACTCGACACTTCCAGCGGGTTTGCTGACATGTCGAGAAGCCCTGCGGTCAATACAGCAGGTGCGACTGTGGCGATTGTCGCTGGGACACCGTCAATCATGGTAAGCGTACCAGCGCAGGCTGCGGATAGGACAACACCGAAAACAGTGTCAAAGAACTTTGCACCAACTACTGGTGTAACGCCGTTCAATGTAAGCGTTTCGCTGACCATCGAGCCTGATTGAGCGCCGTAGATCGTTACTGTCTGCGTAGTATCAGCGGCACTACTGCTCGACACTGTCATAAGTGACGAAACTGCTGGTTGGGCCGCGATCTCAGAGTCAAGACCAAGCGTCGAAAACCTGCCGACGTAGTCGTTCTGGCGTCCAGCAAGAGACGCTGCCGCAGTAGACGACAATAGCGAATCTGTGAGGGTAGCCGTCGCTGTTGCTGGGCCTGCGTATTTGAGATCAAAGATGCCTTCGAGTCCGATGTCGTCGAAAACCTCAACATCAGCCCCAGATGTGACAGTTACAGATTTACCCCCTGCCGAGCCATCTGCGATGTCGACACTCAGTTTCTCCGTGAAAGCTCCGTAGTCTTTCGAGGTAAAGACGATGGAGTCACCGTCAGCATTCGCGAGCGTCAAGGCGCTCTGCGTAGCTGGGTTGACCTTCACAAACTTCACCGCTTGAGCACCAGCAGGAACGTCGGGGTCTTTGCTTGGGTCAAAGAGCATCTGGCCAGCTTCTGGCAGATCCCCTGACTTGAAAGTTCGTCCGATCTTTCCAGGGTTAGTAATGTTGTGAATCACAGCGGGCTGACCGCCCTCGGCTTCTCCGATACAAGCGATGATCCCGCTTGCACCAAGACCGACGCCTGAAAGTCCAGAAGCGTCGACTTGTGAATAAGAGCCGGGAATGCTTGTCACACGCCCATTGAAGTAGATTGTCGTTGCCATGTCGTTTCTCCTACTTCAAGGCTGAGGGGTTTGGTCGATGGTTGCCACCATCAGGGCCGCGTCTAAGGCCATGAATCGGCCTGTCTGCGAACTCTTGAAGCAAGCCTTCCCATTCTTCTGCGGAACGCTTCTCACGGGCGGTAATGCCGCGAGCCTTGCACCACACGCGGAAAGCGCGTCCACCTTTCGGGAAAAGTGGCGATTCTGAACCAGCAGCTTCGGGGCGCATCACACGCTTTCGAGGCTGATCGGGCTGCTGCTCGACGCCGACGGGCGTATGCTTGGCACGCTGGCGTTCAGGAATGAAAACAGACGCAACTGTGGTGGGCTGATTTGTTTGTTCGGATTGTGTCTTACGCTTTTTAGGTGGCATTTTTACCTCTTATGTTGTGATTGGATGGACGCCGCCACCTACATCTTCATGTAGGATGTCAAGCGTGCCATTACCAGTCAAAAACTCTTCTACATTCATCAAAGCCGCTGCCAATGCGTCAGTATCTGTCCATTCTTCCTCGTACTCGATTGTGATCGACAATCGGCGCACAAATAGGTTGTCAGGGGTATAACGCGCATCGGGTGCCATTTCCTGTCCAGATATGACAGGTTCGTTCAAACCGCCTTCCAGCAACCGCCACATGCCGACATTGATAATCTTTCTGACTACGCGGTAGTAGAATGCACAAATGTCGGGATGCTCTGCGTATATGTGAACGCCGTAGGTTCCAGTCACACGGCGCTTGAACCTTGAGCCAGCCTTGTTGTCAGGGTCGCTGCCTAAAAAGTAAGCTTCCTCACCTACTCCCACATAATCTTGCGCGATTTCCTCGGACAAGAGCGTAATCGCAAAGCACGGGAATGGGCCTTCTGATCTGGCGTAACCAGAGACGACAATCGGAGGATGGTCGTCCCAGTAAGACTTGACGCTGGTTAGGTCTTTGGCGCTGAGATCGGCAAGGATCGTATCCAGCAGATCAGTGTCGCCTGTGATAGCCGAAACCCCTTGCTTCAACACCAGCGAAATACGCTGTTCTGGTACTGAAGCACTCATCCCTTTCCTCCGTGTCCGATCATTGCGCCGCGAACCATGTTGAGCGACAGTTTCCTTACATACTTTGGAATCTTCTTTATTTCCTTATCAAAGAAGTGGTGGGCTGGGATTCCTGGGTGAATCCACTTGCCTTTTGAGGCTGAGGATTCGCTCACTCGACGGAAAGTAGCATACTGATTTCCGCTGCCCTTAGCGTATGTCTTGTGCTCTCGAACCATCCCAGCGTAGGGGTCAACTGTGTGATTTGCTTTGAGTTTTCGAGCACCCAACATGTAGGTGGTTGCACTGTTCAAACGCTGACCCCACGCAGATCCGCCAGAAGGTGTCGACGTTGTTGCTGACAGCTTCTGAGCGACCTTATGGATGCGTTTACCAAGAAGCTCGGCTTCGATACGCGACAACCCGCGATGCTTACGGTCTGCTTCGCCCATCGCGCCTTTCGAGCGTCCAGTCGTGTCAGCGCCAGCGTGTATGAACTTGACTGTCGCATAGCGTTTGCCGTCTTTGGAAACCCGTGATGTGCGACCTTGAGTCAGGTACGGAACCATGTTGCCGCCAGCAAATCCGTGTTCTACTTTGTTCGGCAGCCAGCCCGTCAGAACAATCTCGCCTGTTTTCACAAGACCACGCTTCAACGCTATTGTCGTGACTGGGTAGTCTTTCTTAGACAAAGCCTTGGTGTAGTCCGATGAGGACGTTCTCAACTCGCGTTGAGCGCGGCCTTGTATTCCCGCGAACACCATTGTAAGAACCTCTGGAGCGAGCTTCTTGGCGACTGCTGGGAGGGCTTTCAAGCCCGCAGGCACAGTGATGTCTACTGTGTGAATCATTAGCTGCCCCTCGCTGCCGTCAGGAAGTCGAGGCGAACTTTGAATGTCGTCGGAAGAACTTGAGGCTCGCGAGTTCCTTTGAGTCCAGACGTTGGGCCACGCAAACCCTGAACACCGTATGTCGCATCATCGACAATCCAAACTGGACGACAATCGTAGTGAATGGTGTACATGGTTCCTACTGCTGGGCCGCGTCCAGATAAAAACTGGAGTCTGGCTGGTTCGCTCTGGGTTGACTCCAGAATACGATAATCTATACCATGATAGAACCGATTGTCGTCTGCATCTGCGATGAAGTTGATCTCAATGGGTTCGTAGCGCATAGCTTGTTGTTGGGCCGTGGTGCTCCTGCCTGTTTTACCGACAGCTACTGTTGAGCCTTTTCCAGACGACAATAGCAGTTCCGTCCAAGCCATTTCTTGCTCGGTGCTGATGAATCGATCACGGTAGCCAACACGCATCTCTTGCTGCATTGTCATCAATGCTTCACTGAAAGTGAACTCACCAAACGTCTCGAACAAGCTGGGGTTCATTGTCGCTTGACCAAACGTACATGTTACCTCAACGAAATCCCGCGTATTGTGTCGATCACGGCTGGTTTCGGGCGAAATGTACCACCAGCCGTCACCACCACATTTAGCGCATGTCGGAGTAAACTGATCCGAGTTCTCCATGCGGCAGGGGCATTCGACTGCTCTTGACCACTGGAACTTGAGGCCAAGTCCTTGAATGACTTGACGAAACAGCCTCGGATCGAAAGTACCAAGCGGGCCTGTTTTGGGTTCGATAACAGGCTGACTCATACGACAACCATTCTTGTCGCCTTGCCGTAGAACCTACGGAGATTCGGCAACATCTCCTTGATCTCTTTCTGGTATTCGATGACTCGCGCACCGTAGCCGCTGTTTGTCGCGGAAGCGGTTGTTGACACGTTCTGCGACAACCCTGGGAGGCTCACGCTCTTGGTCGCGATACCTGCACCAGCGATAAGGTCACCAGCGATATTCAGCACTCCGATACTTGCCCACATACCGATGACATGCTTGATGTCTGGAGGACAGTGACCCGTCTCGAAACCTGCTCGATAACTGAAATGCCAGATTCCCGGAACGCGGCCCGTTCGACCACTCCAGAGAGGCATCAAAGCCCCAGGAATCAGGAGGACATCTGCGATTCCACCCTGCCCCGGAACAATCTGAATCACACCATGTGCGCCTTTTTCGGTGTTCACAACCCATTTCGGATTGATGATCACCTCTGACTGCATCGAGGGGTATTTGAACTTGACTGTGTCAACAGCGATCACGGGGTATCGCTGAAGCTGGAAATAGCCCCAACGTGCGTAATCACGCGCAAAGTGGTCGTGTACCTCGTCGGTCACAGTCTCAGGCACGAGCGAAATATCAAGCTCTTTGGACAGCCAGTCTGCCCCAGCTTCGATGTAGTGGCGGAGCATCCTATCTGGAAACGGGGTGCCGTCATCTCGTGTTAGGTCTGCGCCAAACAGGTAAAGCTCTTTCAACTCATCGACAGTGATTAGCAGGGCTGATTCGCCTTCTGTCTCCGCCGACGTAATCGTACTGTACTGGGAATCCCCGCTGCTATCTGTGTATTTTGCGCGGTAGATGACATCGTGCTCGCCTGCGGTTGTGTCGGTGACTTTGTAGAAGCTGACGTTCGGCAGAAGCTCGATTGTTGCGATTGTCGTCCACGGGCCGCTTGAAGCTGCTGCGCGTTCGAGCGCGATACTTGTGAAACGCTCAATGACTGTGTTCACAGGGAAAGCTTTGACGGTGACGTAGGTGACCAAGTCGTTTTCGCCACCAATATCGGGAACGCCGTCAGCGTCTGCATCTTCACGAACCTCGCCGCGTGCGACAGTTTCAACCTCTGGAACCAAGCCAAGAAGGTCAAATCGGATTGTCGTCTCGTCTGGCGCAATGAACTCGCGGTCAAACCCAACGGAGGGAATCTCGAACCTGTACCGAAATCCGACAATGGCGTTTACGGCAAATGCGCCTGTGCCGTCCGTCAGCGTCTCGACGGGGGTGGCCAGCACACCAATCCCCGACATTGCCTCGGCAGACGACACAGACGCGGCAGCGGGCGACAGGCGCGTAACTACGTCGCTGACCCCGTTACCAGAAGCATCCTGAATCGTGCCTGTGATGTTGACCGTTGCCATACGGCACCTCCAGCATGATTACGAACTGGATTGATGCCTGATCGCGTGAATGGTGCAGCGGGAACCAGTGGCAGTACCACCAGTGATCCCAGGTCTAAACCGCATGTAATGGCCGATTGTCGCTACTTCGATGACGAAACGGTGGGTCACACCGCTTGCCACACCGCTGGTGTCCAGAGTGAGGATGTCGGTGTCAGGAATGACGGTCACATTTCCGTACTCAAGATCGAACGATGTTCGCCGATCATACCAGTAGGTATCAGCACTGGCATCCTGTTGGAACGAAGACTGAACCTGAATAGACAGGGCAGTCGAGGAAGCGTCAGTCTGTTCGGTGTGGCTAACCAGCAGCACTACACTGTCGTAGCCTTTCACGTTCAAGCCTCCCGACCATTCCGCGCTGCCGACCGCCACCATATCAGCCGACTCATAGTCAGTTGACACCGCAACCACGCCGTCGAGCACGTTCATCCCACGAATCTGCGAGTTACGCAGATTGCGGGAAGACTGTGCGACAACGTCGATGCTGGTAGGTATTTCAGCCATTCAGATCACCGACCATCGACGATATAGAAAACAGTGCGGTCGTCTGTCGTGTTGTTCGACAACGTGATCGTCAGATTGTCCGAGCCATCCCAGACGGCACGCATGACATGGTTCGCAGCCACACCATCGGTTTCAGCCAGCATTGCCACAACTGGCTTGCCGTCCATTCCGCTGAGAGCGACGACAACAGCAGCGTCACCAAGGGCGACAGTGGCCGATCCAGACTGGACGTTGTTGAGATCGGAAATGATGTTTGCCAGCACCGTGTACAGATCCATTCCTGGGGTACGGTCAGAAAGTGCAGGGATATAGTCGCGCAGATTGCGCTTCTGGGCATCGGTGAGGGATGAAACAGCCATTTTTAGAATCTCCTAAAGGATTTGAGCCATGCGTTCTTGGATTGCGGCAACTGCGGTTTTTCGCGTCTTGCCTGCCTCTTCTGCTGCAAGCAGTTCGGCGAGTGAATCGTCGTGATCACCAGACGACAATGCTGCCGTCAGGCTACTCACGCTGCCGTCGAGTACCGATAGATCGGCATCTTGGGCGGGGGCCGCCGCCTCGTCCTCGTCATTGTCGTCATCTGTCTCAGGGGTGGGCTGAGAAATAGTGGGTTCAGAATCAGGCTCAGAGGTTGAGGCAGCGGCTGGTTCGGCAGAAGCAGGAGCGGCTGCACGGGGTTTCGAGTATTCGGTAAAACACAGGAACTCCGCAGCATCATCATCTTCACACCCTGCTTCGTCGGCAACAGAGCCGTCGATCATTCGGTGAAGAAGCATCGTATCAGGATCAACCCGATACAAGTTGCCGTCAACTCCAGCGACCATTTGGCCTCTGGAGTGCGGAAGGCGAGATTTTATGATGATTGCCACGGTAGCCTCCTGCTATTCCGTTGTTAGTTCAGGCAAGTGCCTACGCCTAAGCGTAAGCACCTGTCTCCAACTTACCGACATTGATGAACATTCCGTTCTTCTTAGGCGCTTGAACTTGCAGTGCAAGGTAAAGTACCTGCATCCAGCGAACACTTGTGTCGATGGTTGCGAGTGGAATCTTCGAGAATGGAGCAAGTTGCTTGATCTTCAGAACTTCGCTTGTCTGGGTCAGCATGTAACCCTTCGAGCAGTTTGGAAGGAAGCGGTTTAGGTCTACGATTGTCTGAGAAGCACCAGACTTAGCTACCTTGAACAAGAAGCGTGCTGTTGAGGCAGCGCCGCCTGCGGCAGTTCTGTACACTTCGTACCAAGCAGTGTCGCCGCCGCCATCGGTAACCGTCATGCTTACCTGATCGGAAGCCGACACAGCGATAGACGCTGATGTGGTTGGGGCACTCTTACCATAACGGTTGCAAGCGACAATCTTGTAGACGTAGGTTCCAGCATCGCTGGAAGACCAGTAAGTGGTATTGCTACCGCTATACGCAGGCGATGTCGGGGTTGCCACAGTCGGTGCAGAAGGACGCAAGGCGCTCTTTCCGACTGCGCTGTCAGACGCCAATGTGGAATCTGGGATGAAGATGTCTGGGTTCAACTTGATGTTGCCAAACGGAGTGGCGATACCAGAAATCGCGATACCAGCCATGCCGTTGTTAGGCGCAGGCAAGTCGTAACGCTCCTTCGGGTACATGATCTTCGAGAGATCCTTCACAGGGCCAGTCGGGAGCCACAAGTCAGTAGGCGCACCGTAGTTAGGCTCTGCGATCAGTCGCTCAGTCATATCAGCGATGTGGTCTTCAGTGAGAGGCTTTCCACGGAGATCGATGACATTGTCGTCCTCGTACCCAGAGCGAATACCGTCGTCCAGAGCGGTGTCGCCCCAAGCCTTGGTAAGAAGCTTCTCAAGACCGTCGATTTGAACAGGGTTCAAGTCGTCGTCACCGTCGAACAAAGAACGCTCAAGCTGGCGGAGCAGAAAGAGAGTACCGTTGACAGTCTCGCGAGCGACAGCGTCACCGTGAGCAGCACGCATCAGGCTCATGACATGAGTTACGCGGCGCGAAACTCCCATGAACTTGATCTTGGTGTAGTTACGGGTATATGTAGAATCGTCCTCAGTGGGAAGATCGCCTTCAGCCATCCACACAGCGTTGCCTTCACCATACGAGTTCAGTTGGTTGAACTCTTCAATGGTGTTGTACGCCGCGTCCTTGTACAGACTGCGATAGAAGGCACAGTCCTTTGCGCGATAGGAGACGTTGAACAGGGTACTGTCCAAACTTTCCACCCGGAGGGGGAAACCCTCGCCTGCCGTAGCTCCAGGGTTGTTGATGTCGGCACCAGCGGTCAGTGCTTTGTTCAGTGCAGACACATCGTCAGCACTTGAAAGACCACCGATTACACCACCGTCAGGAAGCCCTGCGGATGCACCAGCAAGACCCTCATAATCTCTCCAGCTTACAAACTCTCCAGCCATTTTTCTATCCTCCAAAGGATTGTTATGCAGTCAGTCACCTGACTATTTGTTTTGTCAGACAACCTGCCGTATGGCGGCTGCGATGTTGTTGGGAAGGGAACCAGTCTGCTCATAAAGCGCCGTGGCGTGGGTCATGCGATCCATTGCTGCTGTGTCGCTGTTGTCAGCGGCATGCACCATCAGAGTACGCAGGCCATTGGTGATTTGGCTCTTTGAGAGATTGTCGTGGGCAACGCCCCCGACAGTGCTCTTAGCCAGTTCGCGACTGCGAACGTCTGAACGCTCAGTCACGACGCTGCGTCGTCCGACAGGTGCAGACTCGACAGTAGATACGCGGTTAGTCAGAGACTTGATGATGCTGTCCTGCTCGGCGATGACAGTTGCCATGCTCTTGAGGATGCCGCCCTGCGCCTTCATAAGCTCACGGGTTGCACGACCGTCGCGGGAGACTTCGCCAAGAACTTGATCCATTCGGAAATCAACACCCTGTACCAAAGACTTGAGAAAATCACTGGCGTCCACAAGGTGCCCAGCGTCCTCGTCCTCGGAAATGTGCGAGGCGAGACTCTTTTGCATTGGAACAGCCTCTGGCTCTTCTTCGATTCCTGCCCAAATCTTTCCGAGTTCGGATCGTTCAGACTTGGAGATCGTGCCCGAATCGAGGCGTGCAGTCAGGTAGGATTCGCGAGACTCACCAGTGGTAGCCATCGCATCTTCGATTGCTCCATAGCTCTCGATGCTTTTCATTAGATCACTTGCGGTTACGTCAGCCATGCTTTTCTCAGCCTCCTCGACTTCATCAGTCGCTTCGTCTTCATCTTCTTCTACTTCAGAGTCAGACATTTCGGGTTGTTCGGAGTCGGGTTCTTCCTCCGACTTCATAAATACGGAAAAGCTGTCAGACTTGACAACCTCCATTGCGTTGAACTCATTTTCAGGAGTAGCTTCAAGCCCACAGCCCTTACAGAGATCCGAGTAGCCCTTGTAGTCCATCCCTTCGGGGCGAGTGTTGGTCTTGGCCATGTGCGCCAATCCACCATTGGGGTCTTTTTGGAAAAAGCTGGAAGCCATTATTTGTTCTCCGTTGCAGCAGAAGCCACGATTGCTGAAACCTTGTCAGCAGACAAATGAGGAAATCTTTGAGCGACAATAACGAACGCTTCAGACTTTGTCATCTTTGTTGTTACAGGAGCACGCGCAAAATCCTGCGCTGCGCCTGCCCAATACTCCACATGTTCAAGAACTGACCAATCATCCAGCGGCCCATCAGCAGAGGATTCACCCTTGGCCAAATGCGGGCTTGTACCTGCAAAACCACCGTTGTTGGGTTCGCCACCATCGCCGTCATTGCCACTGTGCATTTGGACGACAATCGGATTGTCGTCGGAATCCTTCTTGGACTTCTTAGTTTTTGGCCGACCGTTCTGATCGTACTCCGCGCCGTCCATACTTTCGGTGCGGAGGGCGAACCCTTCACCTGCGGATGAACCTTCTGCACTTACAGCCGAGCCTGCTGTGAGTGCCTTGGCGAGAGCGTGTAAGTGCGTGTCAGTGTTCACAGGGCAGTGCGTGACTGCGACGTTGCGAACCTCGGCAGCGAGGATTGTCGTATGATCCTGCTTATCGCGCTTGATCACTTTTCCCTCGATTGAAAAACCGATTCGGCGATTAGCTGTCTTTTGGAGCGAACGTGCAAGTGAGTAGACCTTGCGTCCTTCATCTGTGTCGAGAAGGTATCCTTCTGCCCACCAGCCGCTTGTGTCGCTGACTTGACCATTCGGAAGCTTCTCGCCTTTTCGGATGCGCTTCACGCCTGTCGGATAGCCTAAAACGTCAGTGGTCTTTTGACCGTGATTGTCGTTGAACCAGCCGTGATTCACGAATGGCGAAAAGTCCAAACCTTCTTGAACAACCTTTTCGCCTTGGCGATCAAGCGTATCTGTGCTGACGATTCCGCCAATCCGCAGCGGATTAGCCTCGTCAGCCTTTTCCCAAGCCACAAGGGGCATGTAAACTTTGAAAGTATCGTTCATGATCGCCAAAGGGGGTTCTCGCTGCCCCTTTGTCGTCAATGTCGACGGGCCTATCGCGTTCGATATAAAATCTATATGAGTTTTGTCGTCTTTGTCAAGTGGTTCTAATCCGCAAAGCTGGGATCAAAAGGTTTGATTCCAGCGACTTAGACAACTTTGATTCGTCGCAGACGACAATATCCGCTTTGCAAAAAGGGCAGGGGCCGTGGATGGCTCCCGACGCGGGATCGACGAGTGTGATTCCCAGACGAACGCGCAGACCGCCTTCAGTTGCGGAGCCGCCTACGCTTTTACGACAATGAGGGCAGTGGATTGTCGTCGACATCAGATTACCCTCAGACCCATCGCAGACGCCATCGCGCCGACTCGCGGCCCCATGTGAATCGAATGAGTGTCACAAGCTTTTGCGAGTCCTCGGAGGACACGGCGCAAACCGTCGGAATGGTGGTGACGCAAGATGTAGGCACAGGTAGTTTGGGGCGCAATCCATTTCACGAGCCAACGGATCTGCTGTTTGTCGCCTTCTTCCGAAAGGCGGTCGAAACCTGCGATATTCGGCAGAGGTACGTCTTCGTTAGCGGTTCCTGGCCACACGCAAAGAATGTCCTCCAAAGACATGCTCTCGTGAAGGGTATTGTCGTTTAGTTCCATGCCATACTCCTAAGTTTCTGGACATCGAAAACAAGTTTGAGGGCTTTTGCAAGTTCTTCGGGCAATGTTGAAGCCGCCGCAAACTGCATCGAACTTACTTGCTCGAAAGCACCTTCTGCGCGGAAATCTACACCGTTTTGCACATCTGACAAAATGCGCTCGTAGCCGATGTTGCGGGCGCGGGACATGGCACGCTTCTTCTGCTCTGTCGAAATAGGATGCTCGCGCTCGTAGCCTGTGAACACTCGCTCGCGCACCTTTGTCTTTTTCGTAGCAATCGTCCCGTCAGGTAGCTCCCCACCAGCAGCAACCCAAATGTCGTGCATGTGAATCTGACCAACCTCGGCAGACGATGCAGTCTTACGGACGTTGACAAGGTACTTTTTGGTTTTCAGAATCGCACGATCTTTAGGCGACAATCTGTCAATGACGCGGTTCATAACATCTGTGTCAGTGACTACTGTACCGCCGACAGACTGCCGCATCTCAGCACCTACTTCCTCCAAGTTGTCCTCAACCCATGTCAGAATCTCTTGTGCTCGAATAGCCATATAGATTGAAGCAGCATCATGTGAGTTTGCCTGCGGGCCTTCAGTCTGGATAAACCCAGAGTTGAGGATCGCTTGTCGGTCTGCCTCTGGCAGCTTGTCGATGGCTTCACGAACCCGTTTCTCGGCTTGGTTGACAACCACTGAATCGTAAGTACCGCCCTCGGCATCGACGACCTCCAACCCAGTTTCGGGGAAACTGATGAGGTTTTCGGTGCCTCCAGGAACCTTTATTTTCTTGAGATCAAGAAGCATCTGGCGTGCTGCTATGGGGCCGAGATTCCCTGCGACAGCGCATTTATTGCTGATTGCCTCCCACTCGTCGCGAACTTGACGCTCGGCCTTAGTAAGCATGCGGTCGCACAACCCGTAGCTGTCTGCGTTTGTAGAGGCGTGGTGAGCGATTGTCGTCAAAGCCGCCTTGAAACTCTGCGCTTCCGCTGGCTCAGAGTCAGCACCTCCGAGAACCTCACCGTCAATGACAAGACCTTCGACGACGCCCGACGGAAGCTCGCGGCTTTCAGGGTCGAAAAGCTCTTTTTCCATTTCGCGGATTGCTGTGAACGGGCCTGAACCGTCGTAGACTGGACGGCCTTTGTCGTCAACCTTCTGAGTCATCACCGTTTCAAGCTTACCAGTGTCGGGATTGCGTTGCTTTTTCTCGATCTTCTTGGCGATCTTAGGGCCGTCAGGATCGTCAGGATTCGTGAGCATCACCAAGTTGCCATCGTCGTCCCGTTGGTAAGTCATCTTTGGAACCATCACAGGTTCGCCAAGGAGTGCGGCAGACACAGCAGGTGGAAGCATACGGGCGCAGCGAGTAATCCGCTGGGCTTCCGCCATAGGTGAAGCGAGGGAATCGTACATGTACATTTCAGAAGCGTTGCCAAGGTTCATCCCAACCTGTGCGGCATCGCTGCAAATCATGACTTCGCAGTTGTTGAATACATGTTGTTGCTTCGCGCTGATAGGCTCGTCAGTCGTAGCGTTGGCTGCTGCGATTTTGGCGTACTCAGCCTTGAGCGTTGCAATCTGCTTTATTGCCTTAGCCGCATCCTCGGATGCCATCTTCGCGGGGTTACCCAGAAGCGCGATTGAGCGTAAAATGGCGGCAGATCGCTTTGTACCGTAAAAGTAAGCCTTCGTCTCAGTCCCGTTCCCATTGTCGAGATTCACATAAGACTCAGGTGCTTTTATCTTGAACTGATGGTCGATACAGTCTCGCTGGTCAGGCGTCCACTGCGACATCTGGATAGACGACAATCCTGTGGGCAAGTGGTCGTCTGAAAAATCTCCAGGGTAAACTGCCCACGGAATCTTTAGCTTCTTGCTCGACTCAGTGCCGTCTTCGTTTTTGACGCGGTCAACGATGAACGATTGGGGCGGGCGTCCCTCCAGCACTTTGTGAACGAACAAAGACTGCTTGCTATCGCGGCCAAGCTTATCCTTGACCTTCTGGAAAATCGAGACGTTTAGTTCACGCGAACCCGTGTACGTCGAGCCGATGTAGGTGACAAAATACTTCTGGTTTGGCCCAATACCGTCCTTAGTCGTCGGATCAGACGGGTCAAAGTGTGGAGAACCTTCGATGACTTCGTTCACATCGCGGAATCCCATAAGACGCATCTTTGCTTCCATCGTTCGACAAGACTCTAAAATACCATTTCCGAAAAGAACCATCTGGCGTTCACCGTCAGGGCCAGCCTTTCCACCATCAGCATGGAATCGCTCGATGTGTAGCTGCAACTGGTCTGCTGCGGCGTTTCCTGTCGTCATCGACAGATCCCACTTCACGCGGTCAATCCGCATTCCTGGATCCATCAAAGACTTCACTTGTGGCTTGATTGTCGTCTTATCTACATAGACAACACGGCTGTTGTCGCCGCGAATAAGCCCGACCTTTCCGTCTTTTTCCTCGATGCTTGCGTCGTAACGGAGGGGTGGCGGTGCCCAGTCCTCCATCGCTTTTTTCCACTCGTGACGCTGGTCTTTCGACATGCCACGAGGCATTTTCGGCTTAGTGACACCTGCTGCCTTCAGCCCTGCTGTTGACACGCTGACGATTTCGCCGTTTTTGACATCAGCGAAAGTCCCATTTTTAGCCAGTGGTGCATTATCGGGAACGCTCCAGTCCTCCGGGCGGTAAGGCAAATGCAGAGATCCTGCCTTGTCTGAAACCCACCAGTCGCCTTTTTCGTAATCACCGTCGACATTCGTTTTCAGCGACACTTCCCCGTAACCGCCTGTGTCAGATGTGGTGAAGGTCGGTGAAGAAACGTATGGTGCAGGATTTACGTTCAAAAGATCCTTGGCTTCCTGCAACCCAATGCCAAACTCAGAAGCGACATTGTGTAGTGCATTTTCTGAAGAAGCTTCTTGCCAATGCTGGACTGTCTGGCCGCCTGATGGTGGGTTGTGCTTGATTTCCTTTCTGAAAGCCCGCTGGACAGCGAGTGCTACTTCAATCCGTTCAGATGTCTTTTGGCGCTCAAGCTCAAGGATCGCGGCAGTTGCGTGATCACCACGCGATTTTGCTGCCTCAATCTTGTCTGAAAGGTCAACATTCCAAGGCTTCGACGTACCTTGGAAACGAACACCAAGCGGCCCCGCGTCAGGATTGCGGATCTTAGCGCCGCCGTCCCAGCCTGCATCGGACATACGCTTCAGCGCGGCTTCTCGCTGCTTCTTAGAGACGGGAAGCTTGTAAGGATCTTTGACACCCTTGACCGCGATTCCGTAGCCAATCGGCTTACCAGCGAGTTCAGCATAAGGCATACCAAGGACTTCACGACAATACAGATCGTAGATGTTCGCGCCTTCAAAGCCAACCTCTTGAACAGAAGGCCACTTGTTCACGTTGACCTTACCGCGAGCCTTCTCGCTTGTGAGCCACGCGGGGTCGAACGTGCGGAAATCAACTGACTTCTCGCTTTCTTTCCCTTCCTTGGTGTAGCTGATCTGCGTGTGCCGAATGTAATCTTCGGTGCTCCCTGGTTTGTAGCCGATGTTCTGAGCGATGGCCTTAGCTGCTGCTGAAGCGCGTCTGGCTTCAGGGTCAGCGAGTCGTGAGGCTTCTTCGGGTGTCAGGCCAGCAGCACCTTTCATCCCTGCCGTAGCCATAAAGAGATTGTACCGCTGGGCATGAAGCCCAGTCATGTGGGCGCTCTTGTTTTCTTCGACACGAACTCCGGGAAGGATCTTGCCGCGTACATCAGCGCCGCGTGCAATGTGCATGTAGCGCGACAGAATCGCAGCAAGCTCACCGCGCTTGTGCGCCTTCACTTGAAGCTTCGGCCCAGCTTTGCCCGATAGTCCAAGCTCTTTGGGGATGGGGCTTGGCTCTAAGTATTCGGCAGTGAACTTCTCAGATGTCATGTCTGCCCATTCCTTGCCGTTAGAAAGCAATCGAATGTACTCCACGAAATCCGTAGGCGACGTAGTCATTGGAGTTCCAGTGAGCAACATCATCATCTTCATGTCGCTGTTCCACTCTTTGACCTTTCTGTTCCTCTCGGCATTTTGGTTCTTGACACCTTGGTGGACTTCGTCAATGACAATCCCGTCGAAACCGCAGGTACGCAGCTTGTCTGCGTGGATTGTCCAATACTCAGGCCCGATAACGACCATATCAGGGCGATACAGTCCTGATTTGATTCCTGCCACAAAGTCGTCGATGGGAATGTCGTTTGAGCCTGAGCCGACGACGAGTGCCCCATCATCAAAATCGTCAGCCGCTACCCGCCACTGCTCGACAGTGTTGAGTGGTGCGACAATACAGATTCGTTTGGGATTGTCGGGGTGTTTGCGCGTGAGATCCCACGGGTGTTCTTCCATCCAAGCTTCCAGATCGACGCCTTTGAGATCAGGAGGCGGGGTGTCACGGTACGGACGAGCCAACATCATTTTGGCGGCGACAATCGCACTGACGGTCTTACCTGTGCCCATGTAGTGGGCAGCAAGTACACGCCCGTCATTATCAATAAACTTTTGCAGCAACTCTTTTTGGTGGTGGGCAAGCTCGAAAATCTGACCAGTCGGAAGCTGCTTCTGCAAGCCTGCTCCCCACTCGTCGGCAAGACGCGCAGGGTCGATCTGTTCAAGCTCAATGCTATGCGTTGAATCCTGCGTAGCCTTCTCTGCTGCGACCAGCATGTCTGCTCGATCTTTCAAAAGGCGATCCGCACCGTCGGTGAGCGACAATCCGCCAACTGCTTTCCGCAGTTTGTGGAAAGTATCCAAGTCGCATCGAATATAGTCGACGACTCCTGTCAGCTTGTTTGGAACAGCGGACACACCGTCGACCGTCGAAAGAACGCCCTCGGTGATTCGCCCGTCGCGGGGCAGCTTCAGGCGCATCTCACGGCTGACAGTGGCACCACTACGCGGATCAACTTCTTCGTGTAGATAACCAAGCAAGTCTTTTTCCAAAGCGTCGGGAGAAGCTGAAGAAATAGGTTGACGGGTAGACGACAATACGGCTTTGTCGCCTGATCGACGGAATGACCGCCCAGGAGCGCCGCCGCCCACCTCGCCAATAAACTCGTAAACAGTCTCGTAAGCTTTCGACTTTTCAGCCTCGAAAGTAGTTTTCCACTTGGCTTTCGCTGGCTTGTAGTGGTCGTGATACCACTTCTTTTGAGGTTTCGAGCCGTTGTACCAAGGAGGTAAGACCCCTGATGCAATAAGCTTGCGCTCATGTGGCGAAACCTTACCTGCTGGGGCAGCAGGGATGTCCTGTACAAGAGGGTCAAAGCCTTCAGGCATTCGATCCCACCCTGGTTCCGCTGGAGGTTCGCCAGCCTTCTTACCCATAATCACGCGAGAAAGGCGAGCGACAACGTCCTTGCGCTTTGCAGACGCAGCTACCTGTTCCTCTGGCTCAACTGTGATGATTACGCGCTCAAGGTGCCTTGGTAGCTGACCAGCTTTACGCTTGGGTGGCGGGCGCATTCGCACCTGCTCGGCAGGAATAATAGACCTGTCGACATTCCTGATGTCTTTGAACATCGTGTCTTTTTCAAGCATGTGGTCGACACGCGGAGTCTCTTGACCCAGTCGGCGCTTCCACTCTTTTCCAAGAATCTTCGGCTGTCCAGAGCCGTCAAACTGAACTTCCATGTGGTAATGGTGCCCAGTGTCGCCAGCCTTATCAACCTTCCAGCGGCCTTTACTGTCCTTGTAGCGGCGACGATCTGTCTTGACAGACATCCAAGTCGTGCGCTTTGCGCGTGCCGCAACACGGGAGTATTCCTCAAGGTGCGCTGCGCTGGTTACTTCTTCGCCATTCGGCGTGAGCAGGCGTGACCACATCGGATTGTCGATGCGGAAGCTTCCGCTGCCATCCCGCTTGGTCTTGATAACGGTACTCGTACCGTCGGGATTCTCGTTGGTGTACTTCACAGCATCGAGGATCGGTATGCCATCGCCATCGACGACGACTACGCCGCGTCTGAATCGACCGCCTACATTCACCATCTTGCCTGTCGTCGGATCTTTGATCTGGGAGCCTTTCGGCCAGCGACGGTTTTCAAGCCTGACGCCTGACTGCTTGGCGCGGAAATCTTCGATGAGTGCTGCGTGCTGCGCCGAGCCAACCTTGGCGTTCTTGATCTTGTCAAGAATGTCCTGCCCTACCATCTCAAAGCGGTCGTAAGCGAACGTCCCGCTGTGTAGTCGGTGGTGCCTGCCTGTGACTTCGTGAGGCATCATAGTCGCGGGTAGAGGCATTCCGCCCTTACCTGATGTGATTGTCGTCGCCCAGTCAGTGTGATCCAACAGCTTTTCAAGGCGATCAATAACCTTCTGAAGCTTCTCGCGGTCTTTACCAGTAGCGGTCGCGAGGGCCGTGTAAGAATCGCGGAGTTTCCGCATGTCTGCGTCGAGCTTCGGTCGCCCAAACGAACGCAGGATCATGCGAAACTCGCGCTTGTTGACTACGCCTGAGATCAGTGGGTCGCTCGTATCGAATCCGTGCTCGTGCAGGTATCCCGCCGTGACCTCAACCTCTGCACCCTTATGCTTCACAATCCCGATGACCTGATCGTCCGAAATGACATCTTGAATCAGGTGAAAATACGCGAACCTCGGATCAATCTTGTTGCCCTTTTCGTCGAAAACTTCCTTGATCTCATCAGCGGTCGGCTGACGCTGCTTGCCGCCCTCGCGTGCTGGTTCCCACCCAGAGTAATCTTCGTTTGGTGCCTTTGGCCCCATGCGAAAATGAACGCTGCGTGAACGGTAGTTCATCTCGAAAAAGCGGTCATGGTTCCCGTCGCCAACTGCTCCGATGGAGTCCCAGTCTGGAGGATCTTTGCTGTAAACTTCCCCTGCTGCATCCAGATGAGGTTGCGTCTGCATCAAACGCTGAATCTTCGATGGGGCTGAGTCCAACCACCACTGGAGTCTCGGATCATTCTCAGGGTCTGCGATGTCCATAATCCCTGTTGACATGTCCAGTTTGCGACGGAGCATTTCGCGCTCGCCTGTCGAGGCTGCGGATTCCAGCTTTTCCTGAAGCTCTGCAATCAGTGCTGGGTCGCTTTCACGCGGCATCATTACGTCATCGCCGAAAAAGTTACGGAACCAGTCGTATGTCTTTGGTGATGTCGCTGCGAGCGTCCAAGGATACATCAAGGCGGCTGTGAAGCTCTCAGCCCAACGCTCTTTGGTATTTTCTTCTGCGTAAGTCGTAACGCCCTGCTCCCCACCCTTCTTACCGATCTTGTCTTTTTTATTCTTGCTCAGGTGTTCACGCGAAAAAGACTCCCAATCTGCCCAGTTAGGGCCGTCGTAATCGCGGAGTCGCATCGGCCCAACAGCACCCATCTGGTTGTGAACAGCATGGGCGATCTCGTGAATCGCAACGTGGACGGGGCCGAGTGCGCCGTCGCAAAGAACTTTCTTAGTCTTTGCGTCCCAGTTCGATAGACCCTTATCTTTCCCACTGCCTGAAAAGCCAAAGTTAGTATTGATAACGATTTCACTGGTGCCGTCTGGGAGGGCACGACAATAGCCGCCTGCACCTGAACTTCGCAAATACGAGTCCTCGTCAGCGGATGCAACGGTGATTCCCTTGATCGAGCCACTCCAGTGCTGCCTGATGACGGCGGGGAGACGCTTCATAGCCATCTCTAAGGCACGCAACGGGGTGATCTGTTGGCCGTGTAAATCGTCTGGTTCTTCTGTCGAGGCGTAGTATTCGCGAATACCGTCCTCGAATACTTCCCGCGCTGTGGGCGAAAGCGTGATGTCTGGCGGCTTGTCCCAGCCAAGCAAAGTCGCGACGTAGTCCTCAGACAGATCACGCAAGTCCTCGCGTTGAACCTTTAGCTCTTTGAACGCCGATTTGAACTCTGACTTGTTCTTGTGGCGCTTCTCAAGATTCTTGATCTTCGCCTTCTTGTTCTTGATTCTCCTTGCCTGATCCTCAAGATAGTTCTGACGGTCTTTTGGAGTGTTGTAGTAGTAGTCCCACCCCAGCTTGCCATTGTGGATGGTACGGATTCGTCGCCAGTATTTGTGGCCAGCTTTAGGCCCACGGCTAAAGCCTTGCCCTGCCTTCTCAATCGTGTCTGAGAGTTCTTCTGAGTCGGCGGAAACGTGGGCGAGAAAACCCTTTGAAAGTCCAAGGCGAAACTTACTCATGATCGTCTCTCCCCCATCAAATCTGTGTTGGGAATAGTGCGAACAGCATGCTCAAAGTGTTGGGCGTCTTTGGGGTTCGCGATCCCGATTGTCGTCATGTCGATTGTTTGCCCATCGACAACTTCCTCAAGGCCACTCATCACAGTCGTTGGCTCCTGCATGTGGTCATGCACCATCGCGAGGAATGCTGAGTCGGCTACCTGCGGGTCGTAGTCTACAACGTCGAACCCAGACCCTGCGTGGGTGTCGGCCACCAGCGTGCAGGCGAAACGCCTGAACGGTCGCGTCATAAACCGTCGCCAAATGTGCCATTGTCGTTCGTCACTCATTGCTATCTCCTTGCGTCTCTGCCGCTTTTCGTCGACCTTCACGCCCCATAAATCTCAAGAATCGTTCTTCACTCATTACCCTGCTGGTTCCTTTTTCGCGACCAACCTTAGATCGGTTTTTAGGGTGCAGCATGTTCTGAAGATGGTTTGTCAGGATTTCTTCTGCGTACAACCAAGAACTTGCTGGATCTGTGCCGCGCTGCGGCCCCGTATCGTGAACAAGTGAGGGATCGACGGTGTGCGTCTTGGAATGGGCTTCAAACTGACGCTGGCGTTCCTCGCGCCTGCGAGTGTAAAACCACTCTCGGAGCGTCTCAGACTGCTTTTTACTCAGCTTGCCAGCTTTCTCTTTGTCCAGAAGCTTGCCGACTCGCTCCTGCTCGCCTGCTCGCTGCCCTGCCATGAACATCTGTACGCGGTCGTCGGAGCCAAAGCGTTCTTTCAGATCATTGTAGGAAAATCCACCGACCGACTTGACCTTGGGCACATGCGATCTGGCTGCTGTCCAACGCTTCACGCGGTTTGCACTTTCAGCGCCAAGCTGATTCGCGATTTCCTTGTATGTCGCGGTCGCTGCTGATCTGGCGCGTTCGCCCTTTCGTTGAACTGTGCGGTCACTATCTTTAGGCAGCGCAAGACCAAGCTCGACAGCCAAGTCATAATCACTCATCAAACCAGTGCGCGATTTGGATTGTCGTCTGCTTTCAGCCTGCGGCGTGTCGCCTGCAAGACCCTCCCGTTCAAGGCCAAAAAGCACAGTGAGTGTTTCTGCTTGCGAGGATGGCATCTTCGCGAGGATCGTTTCAAGCTCAGCACGCAGGTGGTGCTGAGTTCCTTGGGGCAGGGTTGAGTCTCCGCCAACAGGAAGCAAACTGCCCTCATTTTGATTCATCCATTCTGAGTCTGCTACGCGGTCGCCAGCGGTGATCCTCTCCATCTCTCCGATAAGTTGTAGCTTTCCAGGGTAGACCTTCCCGTGCTCTGTTCCGTCTGGCCCTTTGACTTGCCAAGGTTCATTCGGAACCTGCTCGTGTGCTTGGTCGATGACTTTGTCGCCGTCTGAGTACACGCCCAAACCTGAGTTTGCGCCAGTGAACGTCAGTCGTTTTGGAAGATACCAAGATCGGGCGATTGCCTCCTGTGTGGGGCTGTCAGTTTTCTGACTTGCGCGGCTTCTCGCTGCAATGAATCCATGCACCAACTGCATCTGTCGGTGAGGAATGGCAGCACTACCGCCAGTCAGAGTTTCACGAGCAGCCTTCGTCGCATAGACGCGGCAGTAGTCATTGGCTTTCAGCGCGAAAGGTTGCCCTCCTGCGAAAGCTCTGAGCGACAATACAAATCCGAGAATCGCGCCAGACTTTACTTCCTCGAACTCCGCTGTTTCCCCGCCGTCGTTGAACATAGCGATTCGGTGGCTCTTAGCAACGTCACGAGCGGCTGCATGAATCATCGCGCCGAACTCTTGCAGCATGCCTGCTTGGTCGGCTTGAGGGACGAATACAGCCCATTCTCGGCGGTTCTGCGCCTGATGGTTGTCCTTGTAGACGGCGAGCATGTATTCGCCGTTTTCAAGCTTGTGGAGAAACGTGCCTTCAGCAGCTTGGCTGTCAGCGTAAACGGCTGCGCGTCGGGCTTCAGCACCGATTGGGACGCCTTCTAAATCCTTGGGAACTGGAGGCTGATCTTTAGCGGGAGTTCCGACGACAATCGGAGGTTTAGCCCGAACTGGTGGCTTTGCGCGTGGTTGCGTTCGCTTGCGCGGGCGGGCGATTGCCTTCTTTTTCTTGCGCTTTTTCTCAGCTTTTCGCTCGGCAAGATCGAAAGAGCGCATTGGTTGAATACTCTGCTTGGCGACACGCTCTGGTGTTCCGCCTGCACGCTTGTGGGCAGCGTCGTAAGGTGTCACCCAAGTATGCTTTTCATCGGTTTCCGCATGGTCTGGCGTCCAAACGAACAGTCCCTTGCGACCGCCGACATGGATGAACGCGCCCGCTTCGATGCTGTCAACACCCAGACCTTTCTTCGGGTCGGGTTCCCAGTCGAGGGTGTGATGAGCCTTATCTTCAGTCGGATACCAGTAGAGCCAACCGCCGCTTGATTTGCGCTTTCGGTAGCCGCCTTTCTTGCTTCCAAACGCCATGAACCCAGCAGGAGGCTTATTTGATTTTGCCATCCAGATAGATTTAGTCACAGTGTCGTTCATCCATGGTATCCCGTCTTCATCTCCGTTCGACGTTCGTTCGCGAATAGCGTCAACCGTCGTTTCGATGCAGCCGACAATCGCACGATTGTCGCCTTGATAATAAGCAGTCCAAGCTTTTATTGCTTCTTTTTCTGTCGGAAATCCCAGAGCAACCTTATCTTCGCCGTACTGCTTAGGCTCTTTCGGGCTGTCGGAATCGCTACCGTGAGCATCTTGCAGAACAAAGACTTTGTCGGACTGCCAGTCTGATCCGAGAATGACATCAATCGGATCGCCGTCGACGCCTTTTCGTTTTGGAATGTCGCCATACGAGAATCCGACAAGCTTCTGTCCAGACGACGGATTCTTGTCACCGTCGACAACCTCCAGCCCAACAAGAATGCCCCTAAAGTTGACTACGCCTTTGTAGTCGCCCTGTGGTGGCCCCATGATTTCCCTGACAGATTTCATGCCGCACCCTCATCTTCGTCAGGGAACAGTTCGCCGCCTGCTCCGACAATGCTGGGTGCGGCCTTTCCGCTGCTCCAGCCGTCAGGCATGACGAGGTAGTTTGGCAGGCGAATCAACGCGCAAGCGCAATACGGGTGCAGTGGGCCGATGACTGGCTGCCAGTCGGCACGCTTTCGACCGACGTTCGTACCGTTGCCCGATAGCTCGTCAAGGACGAAAATGCGTGGAGCGCCACCCTCAAGGTGCTGCTCAACACAATGCTTGCAGGCGTCAGGCTTAGGCAGCTTGTACGCAAGGATCTGGAAAGCTGGCCGCTTTTCGGCTTGAGCCGCCTCCGCTTCTACTTCTTCCCACCCTGCACGCAGACCCTCATTCCAAGCCTCCTGTGATTCGGTCTGGACGATTCGCGTCCAGTCGCGTGCCCAGTCCTTCGTCGCGTGGCCCAGATCGCTCCGAACCCGACCAAGCGTCGAACGAAACTCGTTATCGAAAAAATCGTCACCCAAGCCGAGATCGACGCCACGGGCTTTCATCCGTTTAGCTGCGTCGTCATCGCCGAACTTTGCCGCCACAGCGTCTTTGATCGTCAAGCGCATCTTATCCTCAAGAGCGCGATCCGCGTTGACGAGAATGCGGCCCGTCGCTGCTTCAACACGGTTTCCAAGGCCACGAACGAATGTCGCTGCGCGGGCGTTAGCTGCATCAGCGGCTTTGCGCTCAGTGCGCGTCATTGGCGTTGTGTGGCGTTTGATTTCGTCCACCCACTCAGCAGCGGTCGTTCCGTAGCGGCTGTACTGCTGCGCGTGGTCAAGGTGCGCGAGAAAGCTCCCGAACATCGAGAGGTTCGCAGCTATTGCTTCTTTTGAAGCTTTCGGGTCGACAAACCCCAGAGCAACTGCCAGATCCCATTCTTCTTTGCTTACAGCGTCTTTACCATAGACGGTAGCTGCAACAGCGCCATGATAGCGTTTGAGAATGTCTTGAACCTCTCGAATCGTGCTGGGGGTGAGAATGAACATTCCGTGTTCACTTTCGGTTTTTAGGCAGTGGTGAATCCCCGATAGTATTCCGATCTAAGGCGACAATCACAGCGAGCGTTTCGCGCACCCACTGCATGTCGGTCTGAAGCCCCTGAACATACAGTCTGATCTCAGAGACGGTCGCAGCTTCCTGAGTGCTTCTTTCCTCCAGAACAGCCATCTTTCGTGACAAACTCTGGAGTTCCTCGTGGTCTTTGGCACGGTCTGAGACAAGCTGCTTTACAAAGAACCCGACAATGGCAAGCAAAAGGCCAAATACGATGTCGAAAGCCCATGCGATTATGGGTAGATCACTTTCCATTTGTTCGCCCCCGTAGTTCATCGCGGTCGACGCTCTCATAGGCGGCTTGGAGGACGGTTCTGATCTCCGACAGAGCAAGACTCATAGCTGTGTCGTAGACTTCGTTCGCCTCGTCAATAGCTTCTTGGATGACACGATACTTTGGCTTCTGGCGAACTGGGACGCTTACGCGCTTTGCCCCAGCCGCCTTAGCCAGATTGTCCAACCACACAGCACGATCCTCGCCTTCAGCCTCCGCGATTGTCGCCAAAGCATCGACGACAATCTCTGGATCTTCAGCGAGAAGTCCATGCGGAAGTGTGAAGGATAGGTGTGCCACTCGGCCCCCTGTAAAGAGAGCGATTAGCCGTTGAACGAACCTTCAGTCGTGTGAAGTCCACCGTTGAATCCAACGGAAATGTCACCAAATCCACTGCGTTCTTCGTTGTCCACAGTCAGTGTTTCAGCGGCTGCGCCAGTTTGCTCAACCTTGATGTCACCGATCCGAACAAACTCAGCGGTTCCGAGAGAAGATTCGATCTCAGCAGTGGTCATCTTGTCAGATGCTCCTGCCCAGACGACTGTGATCACAGCAGATCCGCTGGAGCAGTCGAACACGATGTGGGCATAGTTGGTAGCCGCTTCTTCGTCGCCGTTATCCCAAGTACCACCAGCAGCGGGAGCGCCCGTGAGAGTAGCAGCAGCTTCGTAGACCGTACCGCTGGGGCAGATCATGATACTGGCGGGTGTGGCAATCGACAGGGTCGTTTCCCAACTGGATGTACCCGTGGGTGTGCTGCCATCGGCAAGAAGACCGTAGCCCTCGCATCGTCGGTAGTTGAGTTTGGCTGAGTTGTTGACGGCGTCAAGAACCTTGCCGCTTTGGGCTGCGAGAAGTGAGGGAGTACCCATTTGAAATCTCCTGAAAGAAAAGGGGGGGTGATTTATAGATCGATTTCGTATCGAACGATGCGGGAAGTAGGTGGTCGACTATCCGCTGACAACTCTAAACCGATTTGGTCGGACTTTGCAACCATTGATCCCTGATTGTCGTCTGCTTCGGCTGCTGGTTCGCCCCCAACATCTTGATTGTCCTCGTCAGCAAGGCTGAGATCATGCGCTTCATCATCAAACTGATCGTCAGGATCTTCGTATTCCTCGTCGCCATAGCCGTCGTCTTCCCCACCTTCAGCGTCCTCGTCGGCCATAGCTTCTTGCGACTGGATGTATTGTAGCCATGTCGGATCAAGGATGACATCACCCTTACCGTCTCCCATAGGCTCAAGCCCAACGAAATGTCGTGCTTCGTCGACAGTCATGTAGATTTTGGTCTGCTTCTGAAGCAAGTCCGTTTCCGCGTCAGGGCCGCGCTGATCAAGACCGATGGGAACAGCCTCGAACGCGGGGTCGATAACTTGCAAAAAATGCTTGTTGATGCAGTCGAAAAACCAGTAGACGAGTGGGCGCAGACCGAGATCACGAGAAGCCTTCAGCTTTTCTTCGATAGGAGCCTGCCCCATCGCCTGTGATTGCCCGCTGTTACCGTAGGAAAAGTTGACCTCTTCTGGAGCGATCTGGTAGCGGGCGCAGACGATCTTGATCAAAAAATCCATCCATGCGCCCATCTCCATGTCCTTGTTGGACATTTGCATATTGATCCACTGAAGTTCCTCTGCGTTTGTGATGGGTGTGCGCCAGCTATTGTGTACCCCGGCGACCATTGCGTACCATTGTCGTCTAAAGCTCTGAAGGTGTTTGTCGGGAATCGTGCCCTTGAAGTTCAGGATTCCTTTCGTGCTTGACCCTTGTGAGAAAAATCGGCGGTTGTACTCGATACCCCAAAGAAATCCAGTGATCTCGCGAACAAGAGTTTCAAGCTCTGACAGCCCGTACCCGTAGCTACGGATTCCGCTTCGTGGATTCCTGATGCAGAAAGCCATTTCGTCTGAAGTAAAGTCGGCGACAATACTGCCATGAACGACTTGAACGGCGAAAGGCTTTCCCTTTTCTTGAACAGCAGGATCGAGAAGGCGGATTGTCGTTGGGTCTACAATCGAAATGTACGAAGGCTTGCCCTTCTTGTCAGGGACAAGCTCGAAACAGGCTTGGTCATACGTCAGCGAATCGCGAATGAACATTCCGCAGAACTCTCGGAGACTGACAAAGTCCTTGGTGTTCTTACCGTCAACATAGCCCGTGTGCAGTAGAACATGCTCAAGCTCGTCGCAGCGTGCTTGCGTCTTTTTATCGATCTTACGGGTGCGATCTCGCGGGCGCACCTTGAACCCAGGACTGTACCGATCTTCTGGACGCTGGCAGAATGTTTGGGTTTGCGTCATTCGCGTCCTGATGACATCGGCAAGAACTGGGACACCCTGCGCTGTGGACTCCATCGCACTGAATGACAGTTGACTTGGGCGCTCTCGCCAGCCCATGAGCGACACGAGATCAAACGGGTCAAAGCTGATCGCTTTGGGGTCGGCTGCCGCGTCGTGAGAAGCGTCGAACGTATGCGTGCCGTCCTTCCCCATCGCCTTAGCCATTGAAGCGGCTTTGTTGATGTTGTCGTCGAAATCACGCACTTTGCGGTCATTGTCGCGTTCTTCAGCCCAGCCGCTCAGTCGATCCGCGCCTTCACGGACAGCGGTAGAAGCAGCGGAGGTTGCCGCTTCTGCTGCGGCCTTGATGTCGTCACGAATCCCCACGGCTATTCCTTATTCGGGTTCAAGCCCGTCATCGGGTTCATTAGCCTACCGTTGGGAAAGCGTGGAACTGGGTCAATAGGTGGATTACCCATGTGCGGATCGGTGCCCATGTCGATGTTTCTTGGCTTCGCAGCGGGCGCTGCGCCTGTGCGACGAACCGTCGCTGGATTCTCAATGGCAACACCACTGTCGTGGTAGGTCACGCTTCCGATCTTGTAGCTGTCTACTGGCTTCTTTTCTGATTGCTTGATCATGTCAAGAACGCTCATTTTCGTATCACTCATTTGTCGCCTCCTGCGTACATAGCTCGAATATGCGGTGCATACTCCATATTCATATTTGAATGTTTTGTTTCAGATTTGAAAGTTTTAGATTTCGACATGTCCTGATCTTGGACGACAATCGACTTTTTCACAGCGCCAGCAGCGTGATCTGCCATCTGGTGGTAGTAGTCGCCCGTTTCTTTCGCTGTTGGGTGCGACATGTATTGCTTCATCGCGCTGTGGTATTCCTCGCCTTTAGGGGTGTGGTAGTTGTCACCCTGCGTGCGTAGGTGCCTTTCAAAATCAGGCTTGGTTTCTCCACTGGCGTCAAGATCCATGCGGGCGCTATGCGTACCGTCGGGATGCGTCATGGTGATCGAGGTTTTTCGGTAGCCGCCTCCTGGGTCTGCGGCGACAATCCCAGCGAGTGCGCTGTTTAGGTCTTCGACGTTGTCAAACTCCAAGCCCTCGTGGGTGCCCATACGGGCACCACGTTCATTGAGGCGGTCACCCAGCTTGCCTTCGTGGTCGTCGATCTTGAACTTGACTTTAGACTCTTTCTTGGGAAGGTCTGACAGCCTTCCAGTAGTGGAAACAGCAGCGGCGTGGGTGGCGCGTTCCATGTTTGGCAGATTCCTGTGCAGTCTGGATGGGTCGCGACCAGACGCTTCATGTACTCGACTCAGTTGGTCATGGTAACGCCCTGCCGAGTTGTGCTTTGCAGCTTCTTCCCACTTACCTTCCCCCTGAAGCTGATCGGACAACGCCCATTTGTGATCGGCGCGAGCGTTGTGTTCCGCTGCCGCCTCTTTATGATCGTCTTCCGACCAGCCGACAGTGTGGTCGCGAAAGTTGGATTGAGATAGGAAAGCCATCTTCTTTCCTGACGCGGTATTTCCCACCGAATGGGTATCGCCGCGCTTGTTGGCGGGTGCCTTGGTGCTTTCAACAGCTTCCGCTGCTTCGGTGTGTGCTTGCTTGAGTTTGCGGGCATCACGCAAAGCGTGGTTTGCGTTTGACACATCATACTTCTCAGGCCCACCGTACCTGAACTTACCCAACTTCATTGCGCCGTGGGCTTCTGCCATTTTTCCATGGTATTCCGACTCGTACTTGTGGGCAAAATAAGCATTTGAATCTTTGCGAGCGTCCATCTTCTTTGCATGGGCCTCGTACATCAGCTTCGAGTGCTTCTTAGCTAAAGCGTGGTGCTCGTCCTCAGTCGTGTCCTTGTGATCGTTGTGCCAACCCTTCTCAGTCCCGCCGTGTGCGTGCTTGCGTTGGCGGGAGGCTGTCTTGCCGTCCTTCCACGCGATGGTGTGATCACTGTCTGCCCACTTGCCTCCGCGTTTTCCGATGAATGGCCCGCCGCCTGCTTTGAGCAGATCGGGATTGTCGTCTACTGATTTCGTTAGCCCTTGCCGCTTGAAATCCCTGTATATTTCCATCGACATAACAGGGTCTGTTGCAGTGTACTCAAAGAGGTTTTCCGCATCTGGGTCATTCACCTCATCTTTGATTTCAGCGACTGAAACTCCGTAGTGGTTAGCCACATGATTCAGGATCTTTGTCCTCTTCGCGGCTGGTAGGCTGTCGAGATACTTCGCGTTCGCGTGTTCCTTGCTCGCGGTCTTGTCCTCCCACTTTGTAGCTTGGTCATAGGGTGACGATCCTCCACTCATGATCTGCGATGCGTGGTGCTTTGCAGACTCCAGAGTGTTGTGGCCACTGACAGTCGGGTCGCTGTGCGCCCCGCCTGCGTAGTCTGAGGTTCCCTGCTTTGCTGAATCCCACGACTGCTCGATGCTGTGCCCTTGGGCTTCTCCGTTCTTGTCTACATGAGCGACGACCTTGACCTCTTGCCCTCGGCTTGATCGGTGATGGCTGATGACTTTCTTATCAAGCTTGCGAACCTTTGCTTGCTTGGCGTGGTGTTCATCCCAGTGAGCGTCGTGGTGTGCTACGGCCTCTTTTCGATTCTTTTCTGCCAGCTTATACATCGCTGCTTGCTCGGCACCATCACCGCGTAGTGCGGCCTCTGAAGCCATCCGCATAGCGTTGTGGTGCGCCATTTCGGAAGCAAGCATGTTGTCGTGGTGGCTATTGTCGCCTTTGAAACCCTCAAGGTGCTCGTCGCGTTTATTCTGGTGATGAACCACCAGCGCGTCATGCCTCTCTGGGCCGATGTGCATACGGTCGCCTCGCGCTGTCTCGCGTCCGTCATGCGAGTGATTGTGCTCGTCATCGACCTTCCCACGCTTGTAGCTGTTCTGATCTGGATACCAGTAGTCCCAGCCGCCTTTCGCGTTTCGTTTCCGCATCCCGTGGTTGCGGGTCTTGGGCACAGGTGTCCAGCCCGACGCCTTCTGAAGATCAGGTTCGCGCCCTTCGAGACGCGCCAGCTTATTGTCGTCAAGTGCTTGGGCTTTTCTCACACCTCGATGGTGTGCTTCTGCGCCTTTGACCAAGTCAAGTAGCTCGTTACTCATGGCTATGCCTCGTATGTTGACTTGACGTATTCGCCGTAGTCAAGATTGAACTGTGGTGTTGATTTCTTGATAGTGCCACGGTCACCCGACGCAAGATACTCACCCTGACGCTTGTAGCCTGCGCCATCCCAAGTAAACGTCACTTTCTTGCCACTCGCCGCAAGTCGCGTGCCCGCTTGTGGTTTGAGTACAACCTGCTTGTTGTCCCAAGACACGGAAGCAACCTCGTAAGTAGATCCGATCTTGTGGCCGATTGTAAGATCCCCCAGCTTGTGGATCTTTGGTTTCGGAGTCTTCTCGTTTCGCTTATCCATGTGGTGCATGGCGTGTGCGTAATGCTCATCGCCTTCCTTTTCGTGAGCGCGGCGAGTGTCCCGCCCCGCTCCACCAGAAGCCCGACTGGACGTTGTGGCGTCCATGCGGTCGAAAGCAGCCTCGGAAAGTTTCTCATGTAGGTCTTCTGCGTCACCGTGGTCTTTGTGCGTAAAGTGCTTGTGACTTGGATGGTCTGGTCGAGCGTAGATCGCCTTCCCGCTTGAGGTATGTCCGATAACATGCCCACCTCTGGAACCTTCCTTGTCACCCTTCACCAGATCGGGATTGGCGTCTATTGACTTTGAATAGTGGTGTTCTGGGTAGGTGGCAGCGGCTTGTCGGTGGGAGTCTCGCGTTGCCGATTCAGACGGAACACCGTGCTTGAGCGCAGTGTGCTCTGTCCCGTGCAACCTTTCGATCTGCTTGGCTGCACGTTCGACATGCTGCTCCACCTCGTACTCCTTACGGTT